AAGTATGACGTTTCTAGTTTTGTCAGTATATTGCAACGCCTCTCGACTCGCAGAGATTTCTAAATCGCCAATCCCGAAATCAATTACAATTCCCGCCGAGATCATATCTGCCCGATAGTCTTGCCAATTTAAGTTTAATGCGTCCGAGTCCAAAGGGTAAGCAATGTTTCCCATAATCGCAAAAGAATCGCCTTTAACCAGTTTCCAGTTGTCTTTCTGAATGACAACTTCTGACTGTTTCAAATCTTCTGCCAACTGATCTCCGCTCACTCCGCGAACATTTGGAACAACCTTAAAATGTTTGAACAAACGAGTTGCTTTTGTGTAAAACTCTCCAAAATCATCAGATTTTACTGGAATGACAATCTCGATACCGTTTTCTTCCTTGGTATCTTCGCTGCCCATTTTAGAGATTTGCCCTACGTCTGATGGATCAATGAAAGCGTTGTAAGTTGTTTTCGTTCCCTTAACGTATGAGTTAATTACGAAGTTGTCTCCATAAGCAAACGCCGATTTGCAACCTAGTCCTAATTGACCAATTTGCTCGTTTGTGCCGCGCTTGGTTGACTCACCGTACATTGCGTAAATGTTAGCGATCTCATCTTCTGTTAAACCGCGCCCAAAATCCCTTACCTTAAATTCGGGAGTTAGCAGACTTGGCAGAGTCACTTTAATAGGAACATCTGCCTTGCCCATTTCTGTATGAGCATCCACGGCATTGCATGAGTATTCCCGAATGACTGCCAGAACCTTATCTGAATAGAGTTGATTTCGCAGGACATTAAAGATATGGGACAAGCCCGATTCTTTGATTCCGAATTGAAACGATTTGAAATCGTCGGACTGTTTTAATGTTGTTTGTTTTGGCGTAGTAATCATAACCTGCAAACAGTCTAATTTAATTCTGGAGCAATGTCAACCCCTTTTCTAAAAAATTTATCAGTTAATTTTTATAGATAAAAAAACCCCCGCTTTCGCAGGGGTTTTTACTTTAACTTTTGGAAGTTAACTTTTAACTTTTGAGTGCCTTTAACTTTTGTAAACTTTTGAGAAGGAATAACTTTTGTCGTGGATTAACAAAAAATCTTTTATGAAGATAGGAAGTTTAACCTACTTCATCTATAAGATTAAAAACTAACTTTTGATTCTTAATTTAACTTTTGAATTATAATAAAAATCTTTATAAAGATAGGAAGTTTAACCTACTTCATCTATAAGATTAAAAACTAACTTTTGATCCTCTAACTTTTGCTCTTCAAAAAAAACCTTTATGGAGATAGGAAGTTTAACCTACTCCATCTATAAGGTTGGTTTTTGGCGCGCAATAATTCGTCGCTGGCTTTTGTGGTCTATACCTACCATTCGTTTCCATTGGTTTTTGTTGATCACTTTTAGTTTTTGATAGAGACTGGACTAAACCATCTATCTAAAGCTAGGAAACCTAACCTACTCTAGCTACGGTTATATTATTATATAATAGTCGATGTAAAAAATCCAAAAAAAATTACTCGTTCGTAAGTTTATTTTTTTCGTTTTTCGATTCGACAAAATTTACAAATTCATAAAACTCATTTTTATCATCATAAAAATAAAAAATTTTACAATCTTCTCCTTCAAAAAAGTAATTGTTTTGAGTCATGTCAATGAACTCATTGTTTTCCGCTGAATATGAAAGTGTTTTAGTCATGTCATTTATTTGGCCCTTTCGCGCTCACGTTTATTTGGCGTTTTCTATTTCCTAATTACACTACAATCGCACGGGGTTCCGACTACTCTCAAGACTTTTCCGTCAATCGTTTTATTTGGCAGATTTTCTTTCGCGATTGGAGTGAATTTGCTTTTGCGCCAAGGATAAGCTCTGCCCTTGAACTCGCGGGGGATAAACTTATTTGGCGTTTCTTCATTCACTTATACATCTTCTCCGTGAATTAGTTCTCTGAAATCTTTTATTCTTTTTTCTAATGCCTCTGAGTTTTTCATAATATGAGAGTTATATATATGAATATCAGATAGACAGGACAATACCTTATCTTGAAACTCAAGGGCGGGGTCATGCTCTGGGTCGTAAAAATCTCCCTCTTCTGCTATTTTATTTGGCATTTAACCGTTAATCATTAGCCAGTTGCCTACTACAATCCCGACTATAATAGATGTAGCGATAACGACCCCTATCCAAATTATTTTATCTTTATTTGACATTTTCTTATTCGTAAATTACTTCGTAGTCTTCAATAATAGAGTTATATAAAAGTTTATCAATTGCTTCTTGTATATTTTTCTTAACGTCATCTTCGGGGCCGTCTTCTAGTTTTATTTCAATATATCTACCTATACTGACCTTATCGAGGTATTTTACGCCTATCTTCTCCAAGTTTCGCTTAACAACGACTCCTTGAGGGTCAAGAGTGTTTGACTTGGGTCGCGTCATTACTCTAGCTTTTTTCATACTAAAATGCTCCGTACGCAACCAGTAACACAGCCATGATAATCTGCCCTATTGTCCAAGCTATCATGATGGGTCGGAGTTCTTGCTGAAACCACCCCCAAATAAATAGCACAAGGCTTCCTACCCCTGTGATACAAGTACCTACAAGGCATAGCATGCCAAAAACCATATTTTCAGTCCACAGTTCCTTTAAAACAGCTATAAAACATATTATGTTTACGATACCTGTTATTACCAATAATATTAATGTTAGTGTTTCCATATTAAATTTTTTACCATTTATGAATTATATTAGCCACAATGAAAAAACAAGTAATTACATTTACTAGTAAGATAAAACTACGTAAAAAAAGACTAACTTGGGCTTGACCCAAGGAAAGGATAGGTATGTCGGGTTCGTCGTCATCTGTTTTTCCGATTCTGTGATCTACCGTGCGAGCCCATATTAGCCAAAACTTTTTAATCATCACTTACGAAACCGACAATGGAGCGCTTATTGGAACGGGCGGGGAACAGACATCGTCGACCATCCTTACTATCGCTTTAGTCTCGTTTACCACACCTAAAGAGAGTCCGCCAAAATTCCTTCTTCTTAAGCTTTTTAGTGACTCTACTTGTTTATCGCTAAGATGCACTTCATAAGCTCTTACGGGGGTATTGTCGGGTAAGTCTTTGGATAAAAGATAAGGGTCTTTCGGGCAGATCGGCATAACAAATTTACTTTGGAGCCTTGATAAAGTTAGCTACTTCTTCCATAGCTTTTGTGGCTTGGGATAGCTTGTATTCTTGCGCCGGGGTTAACGTTTTATTTGGGTCTTTCGCGCTTGTAATTAAAAGAATTAAACATACCGTGTTGATTAGACAAAGTAGGAAGTTGACCCAACCAAGAACCTTTATTTGCCCCAAGTCCTCTCTTGTCGCTGGCAGTATCATCTTATTTATTATATGTTTAAGCAGTCGAAAACTCAAAAAGAAAACCCCGCTCCGAAGAGCGGGGTTTCTATGAGGACTACTTACTGGGGGGGAATTTTAGATTTTGGTTCTTATTAGATTTTGTTTATTTAGATTTTGTTTCCCTTTAGATTTTGGTAATTAATAGATTTTGTCTGTTTTTAGATTTTGTTAGGAAATAGATTTTGTCCCTCATTAGATTTTGTGCTCTATATTAGATTTTGAGTTTTATTAGATTTTGTTAAGTATTAGATTTTGCCTGCTTTTAGATTTTGCCCCTCATTAGATTTTGTAAGAGAATAGATTTTGTCAGATTTTAGATTTTGACAGACAATAGATTTTGTCCTTCATTAGATTTTGCCCCTCATTAGATTTTGTAAGAGAATAGATTTTGTATATGATCTGCATAACTAAAGAATTAAAGCTCTATCGTATGTGGTCAGGAATCTAGTAACCGTGCCTCATCTATGATAGAAACTTTACTCTTTTACTTCTTGCTCTTACGCTTCCTAAACTTAAGCGTTTGCGAATCAGAGGCTACAGCAAACGTTGCCTTGGGGGCAGCAACGTACTCTGAACGATGCTGATTGAACTTACGCAGCTTCTCTACAGAATCAACCTGAAGATTGCCGCCGGACTGAGTTACGTTAACACGGTATGTAGTATTTCTCATACAATTATATTATAGCGGCGAAAAACAGTTTGTCAAATTTTTTTTTGGTTTTTTTCATATTCCTCTATTATTATTTTTCCCTCTTCTTTAGTGACACCGAACTTGTGCCAATACTCCTCGTACCAGTTGTCCTCCATGTGTCCAAAACACTTGAGAATTTTCATTAATAAAAGTTTCCAGTCGGGCTCCATTATTGTCGCTCTATCCATTCACATAATCTTTCATAGGATAGTTTGTCCTTGCGTTCGTAAAATTCGCAGCTAAAAAGATATCTAGGTTTTTCGAAATTGTATACGCAATGGAGACGTTGGGCGTTGAAAGCGTAAAATGTATCAGGCTCGTAATCTAACTCTACAAAATGTCCGTTACTTCCAAGAGGAACTTGATGGTCATCAGGAGAGGGTGTGGCGAAGAAAGTATGACTTTTCCCATGAGACAATAACATATTTATGCCGCACCCCCGATTCGTATCCACATGCCAGTTATAATTGAAGTAAGGAGGTATTCGCATGAGGCCTATTCTATCGATATGGAATTCCTCGTTTAAAGCGCAAAGTTGTGTTTCTTGCCTCCATATTTCCTGAGAAATAGGGGTAACCGACCACCCATAATAGTCCATCCATGACTGATTAACGGCCTCTTTCCAGCGAGAAGAAATTGCGATGGATTTATCTTTAAGTTTTCTGTAAAATTCAGAATGCACTGTCTTAAAAACTCACTTTTAAAACATCAATGGTCGGGGATGGCTCCTCTTCGGCCTTCGAAAAAGGAGAAGTAAAGTTATCTTTTTCTGGGAACCAGCGCCACTTAGTCGTGTGACAGCCGGAGCATAAAATAAAAATTAAACTTAAAACAAAAGCTTTCACTTTTTGCCTCCAGTGTATTCGACGGCATGCCCTTCTGATATTAGTATATCGTTATAACTTTCTGCCATTAACATATCGTTATGACTTAATGGGTAGAGAGTTCCGAGTAGTCTGCCGTATTTTCCTTTTTTATCAATGGAAGTCTCGACAATGAACTCGTCTTCGCCGTCCTTAATAAGCTCTGTAAGGCGAGCTTTGGCCGCTAGACCCCTCTTCTTTTCTTCTTTGTCTCTTGTTCTGCTTTCGGGCGCGTCGATACCGTAGAGGCGAATTCTTTCCTTTTTGAAAGTGCTGAAACCGCAGTCAATGAGAGCGTCGACAGTGTCTCCGTCTACAATCTTAATAAGCTTTGCTTTATACTGATACATCTGAATCTTTCCCAAGTTTTGCCGCCAGTTCCTCAAGAGATATTACGATATCGTTTATTAGATATTCCGTTTCCTTTTTTTCTTCTTCGTCCATGTGGCGAAGATCGATAGCTAAAAGTTCCTCGATCATATCATATATTTTATCATTTTCCATAATAGTAGACAAATGTTTTTACACAAAAAAGAGCGGCTAAAGCCGCTCTTTTCGTATTGGTTTTTGATAATAGACTAGATTAAACCATCTAAAGCTAGGAAACCTAACCTACTCTAGCTACAACTGTCTTTGGGCTCTACTGTCTTTGAGGGTATCTATAATGTCCTTTGATTTAGAATCCTAGCACCTATCGTTTTATAAAGATGAGAGAACAGTCAACTCACTCTATCTATCAATAAAAAATCGCTTACTTCGGTAACATAAACTTTTTTCTTTCTGCACTTCTCGCACTGTCCCTTCTCCCATGATCCGCATTTTGAAGTTATCCGAGGTTCGCGCTTTTCTTTTTTTGCGAGCCTCGTCTCTTTCCTTTGGGATTTTTCGCCGCATGCGTAACAAATCATTTGGATTTCTTTTGGATTCTGTCGATGATCTCAAAAGCTGTTAGGCGGGGGATATCCTTTATGCTGCCCCAGCTTTTAGCTTCTTTGATGTTTTCGGAAATCATCTTATTCTTAACCTGCTCAAAAGATATATTATTTTCTTTTAAAACCGAGAGAAGGAAGGAGTCTGGTGACATGGCGCTTGCTGTGTTTGAAGTGTTAGTTGGCATCGTGTTATTTGAGGCTCGTTTCCCCTTGTTAGGAGCGATCTCTTCTTTAGCTACTATATTGATCTTTAAGAAGTTGCGTACCGCACGACAAAAAGAACGGTTCTCTGCTATAGCAGCAAGATAAATAGAACCAAAACCATCTGTGTTGTTCATGCCTGCGTCAGCAGTTCCTTCAAAGTAAATTTCTTCACCCTCTGTCTCGTAGTTTCCAGCCCAAGTAATTCCGCATTTCATGCAGACGTATTCTGGAGAAGCTGAAACAATATCGTACTTTACGGACTTAATACCTCTTATTTGAGCGACTTCTTTTAGTCCGGCCAAAAGAATAATTAAATCTTTATCTTTTAGCTTTGTTACGTCTGTCTCGGAGGTATTGTCTCTGTTTGGGACGATATGGTTATTGTTTACCATCTTCCTCCAGTCGACTGTTCCGTCCTCTTGAAAGACATAGTTTGCTCCGTCAATCAGACCGTGCTCGTTTCTTTTTGTTATTTTCGGCGGCTTGCTTTTTGCCATAGAAGATGATTGTGCGCGTTTTCTGGGCATATGTCAACTACTTTCTTTCTACAAAATAAAAATGGTCTTTCTCCTCCCAGAAATCCTCGTGGTCGATGATTTGCATAAAGCTATGATCGAAAGAAGGTATAGACTGATTTACAGAAACCGACATTTTACTCGGGTAGGCTTTGCCTCCGTGCAAAAGGAACTTATTGGATTTATAAAAGATTTTCTTTTTGTTTATGTTTTTTAATTCTTCGATACTGTCAATAGACATTTTGGGTATTATGTTTATCGGCTTATCTATATCTAAATAATTTATTTTATAACTATCAGCCTTCTCTTTATCTTCTTTACTTAAAAGGCCAATGTTTATACCTTCGCGTATACAAAAAAGAACAAAGGAAGGGTCGTTGTCGTCATCTAGGAAATATACGAGCTCTAATATTTTGTCTTTATGTTTCTTAATTATATCCTCGGATATAGGCTTATTTGTTACGATTGAGCATGGACAGATATCTAACTGTTTAATTAAATTGTCTTCGCTAAAGTTATAGTCCATTCTTACTATTAAGCTATCTACCCCGACAGCCTTAATGTCGGCTATGGGGTTAGAGAGCGAGGATTCGACTCTTCTATTAAGATATAGAGGTCCAACCTTTAAGGTTCTAAAGGCAAAAGAATGAAGTTTTCCTAAAAAACCCAAAATGCTTTCTGCGATTTTTTCCGGCCTAATTGAGTTAATAGTTTTAGGTTGTTCGCTAGGGTTAAAGCTCGGCTTCTTAGCGTAACCCTTAAGAGACACAACGTCTTGTCTGTTACTCCAGTACGGTTTAAACTGTTCGTAGAAAGAGTTAGAAAAAAGGGTGACTATTTTTTTGCCGTAAGAAGAAGCTATTTGCAGGGATAGATTGTTGATGCAAATATGAAGTTTCGACTTTTTGATGACATAAGCTTTTTGATTGATATCCGTCTGACCAACAGCGATATAGCATCCGGGTATATGGTCGTCGCCTTTATTTCCTAATTGCACTACTTGAATTTTCATTTGCCTTAAGTAGGGCGTTAAAAAATCTAAAACCAGTGGCCAATGATCGTATTTATTAGCGTCGTCCGTACTTGACGCATCCAAGGTAATGTAATCTCCTGACGTAGCCATAGGAAAATACTTCTCGTAAAGATAAGGTTTATCTATTTTAAGATTATCTTGTAAAGCGTATGATTCTAGAATGTGCATATATAGTCTTTATCTATGGAATCTTTCATATTGTGAATATAATTAGAAAACTTTTGAGTCGTAAGATATGGGGCGAAAACCATACAGAAATGCTCTTTACTCTCCCCGGCTCCTTCTAGGACTAGAACATTATCAAAAGACTCGTTGTAAGGTATTAATTTATGAACGTACTCGTTGGCTGATAATAGAGGGAAGTTTTCTGGTTTGGTTGATACGTATAAATTATAATTAGGGTATTTCTCTTTCAGAGACTTGAATAAAGAGGTGGAAAGGAAGACGTCTTTATCCGAACCCGGCATAATGTAAAGCATCCTTTTGTCTTCGTCATCTTTATCCAAGAGGTCTTCGATCTTGATAGGGAAATGTTTATCGTTATGGTCTTTCGCTACTTTTCTGAAATACTCTTCGATATTTTTTCTAGGCGTTTTATTCGAAATCTGCTGCATCCAGTATTTGTGACCGTCATCATGGATATTATTTTTAGTGTTTAATACCTTATCGTAAAGAGCTAGTATCCACTCAGAGTCGTCTGGAATATTTTCAACAAAAGCGTCAGGAAAGTTTTTTTTCTCTTCCTCTTTTACTTCTTCGAATTCGTAGTTAGCGGGCTCGGAGTTATCTACAAAGTCTTCGATGATTTTTCCTATAACTTCGACAGAAAAACCATCTACAACCCATTGTCTGGCCATTTTGCCAAGAGACTCTCTTTCTTCTTTTGGCATTTTATATACTTTTAATAGGTTTTCGTATATAGAATTAGGGCAAGTAGTCGCTTTAATGAATTCGGTTTGATGCTCAATATACTTATTCCAGTCTAAAGCGATAGAGCCTGACCCCTCTTCGCATTGCTCTTCTCCGCAGCTATAGTTGGTGACCAGAGTGATGAGTTCCGTAAGCTTTGCTTCCTGAATGGGTATTTCTTGCCCGCCGCTTGTAAAAGGATGACAATAAACATCCATTAAGTTGTAAATTTCATTTAGTTGATCCTCGTTTACTCCCCCACCAACGTTAGTCGTATTTTGTCCTTTCTCTTTTCCGCAAAGATCACAGGTTTGCTCTTGCCCTACAAAACTTTTAACCTTATATCCGTAGCAATTCTTGCAGTAATAGGTTGTTAAAATGTCGTCCTTGGAGATGCCATGCTCTTCTGCTAGTTTATGGATGTTCCAGCCTTCTCCCCAATGCGTATGAAGCAGAAGCTTCGATTTCGGGACATCCGCTTGAAACTTCTTAAACCCTTCCATTAGGTTGGGGACAGATTTACGGAGCTGATTTCTAAATACAAACCCAACGATATACGTATCCTCTTGAATAGTGTTATTTGACCGAATCTCGCTCCTTTTTTCGTCGCTTAATCTATAAAAATTTTTAGTTTCGAGGCATCCATGAACTGTTTTTACATGCTTGTGGCCTTTTTCGTGCAGTGCTTTAGTGGCAAAGTTACTCCAAATCCAGTAATTCTTTATTTTTGGAGCATTTCCTATAGCAGATGGCAAAATAGGCAAAGAGTCTAGAGTCGTCCAGATTACAGAATTTATTTTATCGAACCAAGGTTTACTAATGGCGAATTCAGTACCCCAAATGTCCTGTACCCCGAAGTAAACATCGGGCTTCTCTTCTTTGATTACTCTATCAATCAAGTGGGCTCCGTAGCTCGCCAAGCGAGCTTGACCGGGGTCTTTATTTAGCTCTACAAGCTGATTCTGGTCGTCAGGCAAAGTCCCAACCGACTTCCAAGGGGTTTTTTGAAGCGCAGGAGAAGAATAAGCGGTGCCGCAACAATAGCTTACTATTTCGTATTTTTCTGTTTTATATAAATAAGAAAGAAGAGCTTTAGTGTTTCTTCCAAAGCCCGTTTTAGCTAAAGCTGAATCTGACTGAAATAGAATCTTTTTCTTCACGAATTAGAATTCTCTTTCTTTGTTTTTCGCGGCTTGGCTTCTGGCGATAGCTTCGTTGTTTTCTTTGATTGAGGCCGAGGAATAAAGGCTCAAGCCAGTAAGTAAATACTGTTTTAGGAACTTGGACTCTCCAAATGTAAAGCTAATGGAATAACTTTTCTTATCCCCTTCTTTTGGCATCTTGGTGAGCGTAAAAGCAAAACCGTCCTTTTTATCATCTTTCATCTTTGCCTTAAAGGAGAAAGACGTATTCTCTTTTGGGGTCTTATGGAAGCTTGAAAATTCCCTGCCGCTTTCGATACAGTCGATAAACGAACCTATTTCAGAGGGAGTAAATTTACAGGCAGATCTAGTGCTGGTGTCAAACTTGCCTTTGCTGTTTTCCTTATCCCAGCTAAGCTGTTTTAAAAGCTGGATATAAAAAGACTTATCTGTGGAATTGTAGGAAAAGCTACAGCAACAACCAGTATTCCATTGATTTGGCTTATAAAAATGAATCATAATCTACGTGTTTATTATATAAAAAAGCTTAATTAAATCAAATTTTTCTCGTCGTTTTTCAACTGCCCAAGTTTCATGTAGATCTTAGAATCTTCAACTGTTACGAAGTCAGCGAAAACGGCATCGTTGTTTTTAATGCCTTTCACGAGAACTATATTTTTCTTATCGGGCAGGGTTCCTCGGTTATATTCTTTGCAGTCGTCTATGCTTTTCTTCCACTTATTATTAAAAAGAAGAACGTCGACGGTGTCGGTCTCGTCTTTTATTGTAAAACGGGCATATTCGTTATTACTTCTGGATTTTTTTAGGCCCGTGGCGTCTTCTATTGTACCGACAAAGAAAACCTTATCCTTGTTCTCCATATCTTTAATATCTTGTATTTGATTTAGCCTAGGTTGTTTTTCTATAAAAATATCTCTTAGAGAAACCCCGTGAGTATACCCCAATAGTTCGTTTTCGTAATACCAGTTGGCAAAATCCTCATTTTTTTTATTTATAGAATAAATGTTAAGGTAGGGCTCGTACCTTTTCTTCATTGTTTGTATTCTGGAGTCTTTAATATATCTTTTACCGTCTTCGTCGACCTTGACTTTCATGTGATTTATAACATTTACTAAGTCGCCGTTCCCTTGTTGCGCGAACTTTAGGGCCGTAATCCTTTCTCTGGGCGTTAGAAGCTTCCAGAGCTGGCACTCTAGGACTATTTTACTGCGGCTATACTTATCCCCCATGTCGAGGGCGCCAGCTTGTATCAAAGCCGACAAGACCCCCAAATTTATCCCCGCTTCAGTCGAGGCTTGAAAAACTTCAAACTTATTAGATGTGTGAGTTTTGAAAGAGTTGAGTTTTTTAATAGAGCTATTTGATATCCCTTTAATAGATATTAACCCGAATCTAATATCGTTTCCTTCGATTGAGAAATCGTCTTTGGATTTTAGGATGTCGGGTCGAAGCAGCTTAATTCCGAAATGGGGCAGTTCCCTGTGTATTTTTGAGATTTCTGCGATAGGGTCTGGTTCAAACTTTGTCATTTGCAAGAGCGCCAGAAAGAACTCTTTGGGATAGTTGAATTTTAGGTATGCGGTCGTAGCCGCTAAAGCGGCGTAGGCTATAGAGTGGGACTTGTTGAACGAATAGTTCGCCGAGTCCTCTAACACGCTCCAGAGAACGTCTCCAACGTCCACAGAGCCTTTGTTTCCCATCCACTCGCTAGACAGCCTGTTCTTTTTTACCTTTTCTCTGATCTTCTTTTTCCATTTTTTAACTTCCTTAATTTTTTTCTTGCCAACGATACGTCTCAGCACTTCGGCTTCGTCAAGAGTGAAACCAATTTTATGAGCCATCTGCATTAACTGTTCTTGATACAATGCAACGCCTCCTGTGCTTTTGAGGATTTCGTCAAATAGTGGGTGAATAGGCTCGTAAACGTCATCGTTGGTATAGCTAGCGTACTGGTCAACAAAAGTTAAAGCTCCCGGTCTACCAAGCGCAAGCACAGCGCTTAATTCTTCTAGGTTTTTTGGTTTAACTTTTTGACAGACTCGGAAGTTGGTATCTGCTTCAACCTGAAATATCCCCTGCGGCCTTTTTAGGTCGTAAAGGTTTTGGTAGATACTCTTGTGTTCTAGATCTATATCTTCAACATCTATGCCTATTAGCTTGCAAGCTTGGTCAACTACGGAAACTGTCCTTAATCCTAGAACGTCGAGCTTGACATTGAAAATGGAAGCCCAGTCCATATTATAAGCAGAAATTTTATCTTTGTCAGAGTCTAGTTCTATGGGGCAGCTTTCTACTATTTGATCATAAGAAAGTAGTATGGCCGAAGGGTGTACTCCTTTGTTTTTTACGAGTCCTCTAAGCTTCAATGCAGTTTTAAAAGTTTTTGGGTTTTTATCGCACCAATCTTTAAAGTCATCTACCTCTTCGTAGGTTTCTTTGATATCTTTTACTTGCCCGAAAACCTTGGGGATCATTCCGGAAATGCGATTCATTTCTACCTCCGGTTTGTCTTCTACTATTTTACCGCATTCTTTTATAACCAGCTTTCCGCTGAGGGTGTTAAGAGTTCTGATCTTGGAGGTTTTGCCCGAAAATTCCTCTTCTAGGTATTTTAATACTTCTTTGCGTCTATAGTAACAGACGTCCATGTCTATATCGCACATCAAAGAACCGTCTAAGTAGGTTACTCCGTCAACTTCTTTTTTCTTGGCTCGGATTTTTGATACAAAGCGCTCGAAAAACAAATCGTGTTTAACGGAATCTATTTTCGTAACACCAAGAAGAAATAATATAAAGCTGCCTGCGGCTGATCCCCGACCCAAGCCGACAGGAATATCTTTCTGTTTGCAGAAGTAGATTACCTTCCAAACCAAAAGAATATAATCAACAAACCCTAGGCTTTTCAGGATATCAAGCTCGTAGTAAATTCTATCTGTGTATTTCTTGTGTTTTTTTGAGCCTTTTTTAAGGTCTAGTTTCTTAAATCCCTTTTGGCAAAGGGCAATTAGGAAATCGTAAGTATTTTTTATTTTTTCAGGATTATCTATTAAGCTTAGATATTCCTTTTCTATTGTAAATTCAGGAAGCCTTACACCGTGGATGTTTAGATCAAGCTTCTCAAATTGATCCTCGAAGCTACTCTTTTTTCTTTGGGGGTCTGCCGCGCTTTTTCTTTGCGGCGGGTTTGCCGCGCTTTTTCTTTGCGGGCTTTGCTTTTTGTTTTCTTTCACTGTCTCCATCTTCCAGTATTATGGTATCTATCGTTTCTTTAACTAGCTTTAAAGTTTTTTTGCTTTCTGCATCAAATTTATAAAATAGATCTACTTTGTCTTGGTTTGCGCCTTTGCGCACAACCAGTATCATATAGTCAACGCTAGCTTCTTCGTCAAGTTTTTCTATTAAATCGTAAGCAAAGTCCATGCTTGGCATAATATCGTATTATACCGCTAAATTCTATCCATTTCTAATTTAAGTTTCTTCCAGACGCCAAGATTTAAGTATAAATCATTCAGTGCGTCGTGCAATTTGCTAGCGTCATGCTCTATACTGTAGTATTTTCCAAGCTCTCCTAGGCTTGTCCTTGTCCCTTTCTTCCGGTAATTCAGCATTTTATACTGATATTGAAAGAATGGGCTTTCTTGCTTTTTAAAGTAATGCCCCGATTTTAAGCCTCTCGCTATAGACAGGGTATCTATCGACTTCTCGAAAAAGTGGTTGTATGGCTTGTTGTGTATTTTGCACCAGCCTCTCATTAGGTACATGTCAAAGCCTAAAATATTATGCCCAACAATATAGTCGCAAGAGTCGAGCCAGTTATAAACGTCATCGAAAACTTCAGATTCGTGTTTTGCTGTTTTGTCAAATTTTTTCTGACTAAAGTTCGTGATCTTTTTTGCTTCTTCAGAAATAGACAGATCGCAATCCCATTTTATCATTTCGTCGAAGGAGTCTACCGTCTGACCTTTCTTAACTTTTAGCATAGCGACCTGCCAAGGGCGGTTGCTGAAGAAGTTTAGGTTTACGTTAAAGGTTTCAAAATCAATAAAAACTAAATTTGCATTTTTATCCATTCACTACCTCCTTCCAACTTTCAAAGCTAAAATTGTCAGAACACATGTGGTCAAAGTTGGGTTTACTTAAAGTCTTTTTCGCTCGTCCCGGATTGGAGTCGGAAATACATCTAAAGGTCATATAGTGCGGAAAGTCTGATCTGTTTTTATAATATATACTTTTTGTCTTTTGAATGTAATACTTGTCGCCGCAGTAGCTTTCTACGTCACTCTTTAAGGCTTTGTCGAAAGGCAGGTCGTTGTCCTCTATGAAAAACGTAGGAGATATTTGAGAAAAGTCTGGAACAAAATTACCTAAGTCAAACTTATTGCGATGAATGAAAGAGTCGTAAAACGGAATTATTAAACTTAAGGATGAATCATCCCAGTATTTATGCAAGGTTTCAAAGTCTATTCTAGGGATATAATAAAAGCCATCTGTAGAAGCCTCTGTATATATTTTAAGTAAAAGCTCGTACCCTGTTTTGTTTTTACAAAATATAATACATTTGGATTCGTCTTTTAATTTATCCTTATCTTTGTCGTTCATATCCCGACACAAGGTGACTCTCAAGCCAAATCTCATGTCGAGATTGTTGCTTACAGAATTATAGTACCCTTCGAGGAAACCTGTCATTCCGTCTTCGATTAAATAAAAAGTTTTTAGCTTATTATCTAAACAAATATCTATTACAGAATCCGGCCCCGTAGCGTCAGAAGACCCAGCGTCGGCCAGAGTAAGTATGGATTTACCGATACTATAGTGAGATTTAAAAAGTGGCAATACCTCGTGCATTACGAAGTGATTGTAGTTGAGTTCTGCTTACGTGTCAAGAAAAAATATCAAGTATTTCTCCTTTTCCTTGGTGCCTCGGGCAACCTTCGTAAGTTCTCTTTTCGATTTTAAAGCCTTTTTCAAGGAGTTTTTCCAGCTCTTCTTCTTTGAGGCTCGAAGAAATCTGTTCATTTTTATCGTTTAAGAGTACGAAATAGTCATAAGCGTCAATGTAGGGACATCTCCATTTTCCTATTTTACAAAGCCAAGCGTCTTTCTTTTTGTCGGCGGCATAATTCGCCTTAGCGTCTTCTTCGGTGAAGTTATTTATCGCGGTGAACGCGTGACCTAGGTAGTGCTCGAACCCTTTAAGCTGTTCTTCTGTAAATTCAAGCTGTTGAACGGGGCTTCTGGGGAATCTTAAAAATAAAAACTCTGCGGTCGGTTTGAACTTGGGCCAGTGCTTCTTAGCGGCCAAAGTGTAGGTCATGGCCTGAACGTTTGAATGGAGTTCTTCGCCTCTGAATTTATATTTGCTGCTTTTATAATCTACAATTTTTATTTTTTTGCCGCGCTTATAAACTATTGGCTTATCTATGAAACCTCTTATTTTATATTTCGGGTCATCATTTTCGAGTAAAAATTCAAATTCTGGATTATCAACTTTTCCTCCCCATCCAAAGAAGTCGTACTTTAATCCGACCATTATCATGTCCCTGACCAAGTTAACGTTTTCGTCGTTAGTCATCGGCAAATCTGAAGACTTCTCCATAGCCGTTAAGTGTTTCATTACCAACCTAACTACCGCAGGGCTTCCGTCGATGGTTCCTTCCTCTGTAATTCTATCGAAGTGTTTTTTATGCCTTGGTTTAACGAGCATCTCGAACACTAGATGGCATACAGTTCCTCTTTGAGCCCCTTCATTCTGCTTCTGAGGAAGTTTTAGGATGTAGTTGCACCAGTAAGTCCACCCGCAGGTTTCTAGGGTTTTAAGGCGAGAAGCCGAGAGGATTTTTTCTATTTGTTTTGCCATTCTATAATTTCTTTTTTATCCATACAACCGAAGTCGTTTTTTACAGGAAGCTTTGTCTGAACAGTTTCTTCGTCGAAATGTTTTGTTAAAATTTTATACATTGCCTCAGAGGCTTGGTTTCCAGCCCCTTCTTTTCCCCCGTCATTATTTAGGGCTATTATAATCCTTTTTGGGTTAAGTCTCAAAATTGTAGATAGCAATCGAGAACCAAGCTTAACTCCGTGCGTGACAGTGCAGTTTTTGATACCGGCCTCCCACAAAGAAAGCATATCTCCAATGCTTTCCACTATTATTATTTCCTCCGCTTGTTTTATAATTTTATAATTTATCTGAAGCGGGTACGCCCATTTAGAAGTTGAGCCTTGATGAAGCCATTTTATAGGATTTTTTCCGCTTACGTCTCTTCCGGTTACTCCAATCAGCTTGCCTCTGCTGTTAAAAATAGGAAAAAGATATCTTTGGTAGAACGTGCCTCTAGTAGCTACCCCACCTTGGAAAAGCTCAAGGGTTTCTATGCTTACGCCTCTTTTATTCCAGTAGGAATAGTCTTGAACTAAGTTGAGTAAAAGCTCTTTAGGTAAAAATTTATCACATTCCAGTTTGGTTTGTTTCTTCTTAGGTTTGACAAAATCATAATTTTTATAAATGTAAGACTTTGCCTGATCTAAAGTTTGCACTCCTAGAGTTAGCCTAACTAGCTCCTCGAATGGCCCCGCTTTACAGGCTTTGAAGTCGGTAAACCATCCAGTGTCTTTGTAGACTCTTAGAACAGAGCTACTGCTTGAGTCTCTATACAAGGGGTTCATTCTAAACTCCCGACCATTATCGTGAACGACGTATCCTAAATCGTCTAAAATATCTCTTATGTCATTCATAGGTTAGTATCGCCATCCCCAGCTACTCTTTGCTCAGCGATATCAAAACGTTGCCTAACTTGGTCGACGATATTTTGGAGAGACCCTCTACTTTCAACTGAAAAGTTGGAGACTTCAAAATTTAAATAGTTATAAGACCATTCTTCCCTATGGACTTCAGCGCCGTTATTCTCTTCTATGATAGGTCTGCGAATTAAGTCTTGGTGACCGGCCGCGTCCTTTCCTTGGAATCTTGTTTTTATAGGAAGGAGTTTATGAGTGCCGTAGTCCTGTCCGTCTACCGCTATTTCGTCAAGGGTCTTACGCCGAAATATTCCAACAAAACTAGCAAACCATTGAAGCCTATCAGAAAGGGAAATCGCAGAACTATCATCAGTTAGGTTTCTACTGTTCCTGTTATGGCTTTCTCCTGACCTGTTCATCTGCATAGCGGTAATGATTGGCGCAGAAAGTTCTTCTGATATTCTTTTAAGTTTATCTATTTTTTCACCTATGGCTTGATGCTCTGCCCAGTTCTTGTCAACTTTTTCGCCAGTAAGCTTCACATAATCGTAAGCAATAAGACATTTGTTTCCGCGCCCGACATGTTTCATATGCCAGCGACGAATTATTGCGCAGACCTCGTCTACGGTTTTGTTTCTTACGTGATAGTGAAAATATTTACTATCATTAAATTTAGATTCAAAGTTCTCTTGGTAGTCTCTGAATTTTTTGTACATTTCTTCATTCTTCCTCCAGTTGCCCGTTTCCAAATACCAGTGCGGGATTCCTGTTTCAGCCGCCGCCATTCTAAATTTTATTTCTTTAGTAGACATCTCTGTGTCGAGAACCAAAGCGGGAACCTTGTTTATAACGGAAGTCTTTAGGCAAATATCATTTATGAAAGTAGTTTTCCCTTGTGCGGGGCGGGAAACTATAGCGTATATATTTGCGTCCCTGAGTCCTCCAAAGAGTCTGTTAAATTCTGGATAGGGAGTTACTAGCCCCGTGTCGTCAGAAGGGTTCTCTCCCGCTTCTTCTACGTCGTCTAGTAAGCTTTCAAATACGTTTTCGGGGTTATCGTCTAATTCGTAAGAAAGGATTTTTTGGGAATAAATAGAATCAGATTTTGCTATGATATCATCCGCGGAATCTTCTCTGGAATTTTTTACATAGTCCTGAATATCGCTTGCTGTTTCATCTATTTCCCTTCTGATACGATATTTTATTAGTTCTCTGGAATACTCCGGAATCGCTTTTGGCTTTGGTGCGGAAAGCTCTATCGCTTCCAAGTAATCATATATGCCTACCTCGTCTTTTGCTGTAATTCCTAGACTTAATATCTTATTAGATACGAGCACCCTGTCTATAGTTTCCCCTGCGATGTGACTATTTCTGATTACAGAAAAAATAGACTGATGAACTTCGTTGTAGAAGTCAGCTAAAGTAAGATAGCTATCTACTTCAGATAAAACATCTGGGTGTTTGAGGAGTCCGCCAAGAACGTACTTCTCAATTTGAATAGAATATAAAGACATTTACTATCTATAGAATCTGTCCACTTCAAAAAAGTAGTCGAATAGATTGGAGGGGGCCTTTAATCCTCCGATAGCAGTATAAACCGCCAAGCCCTCTTTTGCTCCTGCATAAATACCACGATGAACCGTAGAGTTGGAACCCATCATTCGACTAAGCTGCTCGAATCCGTGTTCTAGATTGGCCTGAGGTATATTGTCGAGGGAATTTTTATCCCCTATGATAACGCAAGCCGCAATATTGCCTGTTGAAGCGTCTATTCCGGCAAGGATGTTCTTTCTTAAATTGTCTCTGATAGCGTGAGAAATCCCAGTATCAGAAAAGTCTTTAATTGGCGTTGCGCCAAACATTATTATTCCAGAAGAAAAAATCGTATCCAGATCGGCCTTGTCAAAAGTCGTATAGGCCGATTCTTTAGCTGAAATTTTATTAAACAAGTGAAAGATCGAACAGATGCTGTTATTCGCAGTGGTCCAAAACTGATTAACGGATAGTTTCGGGTAAAGCTGCTTAATCTTTTCATTGTCTAGAACAATTAAAGGCGATATTACTTTTGCTTTTTGCAAGTCTATAAGCTTGCTGATAGTTTTTTTAGAATTATCCTGAACTTTGATTCCTTCTGCTCTAGTCGGGAGAGCGACTACGCAACCAACTTTAGCGTCAGTATCTTTTGTCTCTTTACCTAGTGATTGATTAAGGTCGTGGCAGACTTCTATAACTTTAGCCACCCCTCCTGCGCCGGTTCCTCCCCCTGCCCCAGCGCAAACCAAGACTCTCTCGAAACCGCTACCGAAAGATTTTTTGAGAAAGTCAAGAATATCTTCGTATCTAGTCCTAAAGACTTCGTCTGCCGCGTCGGGGTTTTTGCCCGCGCCGCCTTCCCCTATTAAAAGTTTATTTTCGTCAGGTACTTTAATCAAGGAAAGGTCTTGTTTAGCAGTGTTGATAACGGCGACCCTGCGATACCCAAGATTCCAAAAAGACTCAGCTAGCCTTGAGCCTCCTTGCCCGACTCCTACGATAGCGAAATTAAAAGCTGCGTCGTCAAAGTTATCTTTTACGGAGTCCTCCACGGGCTCATCGTCAGGGAGCGGAATGTCTGGAAGATCTATTCCTAAATCAGTTACTTCAGCTGACGATATCCCGAGGGACTCTTTCCATTCCTCAGGAGTCGCGTCGCTTACGGGGACTGGAGCTTCTCCTGCGTTTAGCGATGGGGGCGCGTCAAAGCCCGGAAGCTCTGTGCTCTTTTTTTCGTTTGGATAGTAATCCGATATATTTGTGTCACTCATCTTCGTAATCTTCCTCGTCGTTTCCTTCTATTCTGCTTGCTATGTTTTTTAAAAAGCTTTCTCTCGAAATTTCCTCCATTGCCTCTGACCAGTTTTTGATAAAATACTGCAAAGACATTGCATTTAAATCGTCATCTATTTGAGAGTGAACCTGCGGTTTAGCTGATCCGTCGAAGCTAAACAGCACGTAGCCACCGTACGACATCTCGCTGAGGTTGTCGAGTAGGTTCTGAGGCATTGTACCGTACTGTATTTTGTTGCTCATTGCGATATATTACACTTATATTTAAATTTCTATTCCGAATCCTTCTAGAATATAGGATTTTGTAAGATTTGGGATGTCGTCCTTATCTATTTCTAGAACCTTGAATTCGTTTAATTCTAACCAGCTTATTTTCTTCATATCTCTTTTTATTGAGTCTAGGTATTTTTGTCTTGAGTTGCCGTGAAAAAACTTATTAAATTGGTTATGTTGATCTCCTTGAACTTCCACTGCTATTTTACGCGTAAAATTTACCAAATCCACTTTTAGTCTTGTTCCGAAAACAGGAAATTCTTCGTAGCAAATATGATTCTCCCAGTAGTCTCTGAAAAAGCTTTTTGCTGTGAACTGTATTTTTGATCTGCATTTTTTGTCCCAGTCTACTTTGTATTTGGTTACGTTTTTGCTTACTAGTCTTCCGTTAATATTAAAGAGCCTCATACCGCCAAAGTCAACGCGCTTTTAAGTTTTTGAAACAAAAATTCGCACAACTTTGGGTTTTCTTCGAGATAAGCTGTAAAAGCGTCTTCTCCTTGGATTTTTTCTGGTATCTCTAAGTTGTTAGATTTTAATTCTTGGACCAACTTTTCGTCAACAGTTACCCAAGAGCCTGATCTTTTTACAAATCCCCATTTAACTAAAGTATTAAAAACTTCATACTCAACCCAAATGCTTTTGCCATTAGTTCTCCCGTATTTTATTGGATACTTAACTTCCATTCCTGTTGTCTCGTTGGGGGTCTTACGAAAAACTACCTTGCACCAGTGTCCGCTTGCAGCGTCTTCTTTGGTGGCTTTAGGGTCTTTTATTTGCTCCTTACTATATCTTGGTTGAAACTCTAGAATCCAATCCGAGAAGTGCAATAAGGCGTTTCCTCCCGAAGCATTCGTAAGCTTTGGGTCGGTTTTTTCGTAAGGGTTAATACTAACCTTGCTTCTTACTTGAGAAATTAAGAAACAGATATGACCTCTGGTACTAATCGGTAGGGCCATTCTTTTGAGAAAGTTAGAACTTAGCACCGCGCCTCCTGCAACCTTGTTAGATTCGTTATAAGAACGATCAACATCGCCTCTTGAGACGAGAGCGTCCATTGAGTCAATTATGAAAAAATATTTTTTATTAGTCGGGTTATCGTTTATTAAGTGTTCCATTAGGGTTAAAACACTTTCATAAATGTTAGATTTATAAACAAACCACTTCTCATCAGAAGTGTCTACCCCTGACCTTTCGATCATTTCGGGAGACAATCGCCCTTCCGCTTTGACATAAACGACCATAGAGTTATCGACGTCTTTTTGGAAGTTTCTAGCAAAAGATAAGGCGCAAGAGGTTTTACCCCCCTCTGAAACCCCACTAGCGCGGATGATTGAGGCACGAAGCCCTCCTGACATGTTCATGTCTAGGATCAAGCTGCCGCTAGATACAATATAATCCGTCTCTGTCTCAAAGTTGTAGTGGTCCTGCTTGTGCTCTTTGAGGTATTGCTGGATTTGACCCACTGGGCCTAACTGGTCATTCTTTTTTTTTGCTGCCATCTCTTAAAAATTCTAAAAGGCTTTTTGTTTTATTTATCTTCTTGGCTTTGCCGATCTTGCGACTTCCAATAGAATATTTCTTTTCTGCTACTAAGTCAAGTTTAAATTTGTTCCACTCGGTCAATACGTATTCTTTTCCTCTTGGAGTAAGAAACCAAAGCAAAGAGTCCATTTCAAAGGGTATGTTCATCCTAAACCAAAATCTTTTATTGGGGTATTTGGCTAAAAGCTTCTTGGTTGTTCCTAATTCTCTCATTCGGGAGTTTTTATCTTTCCATATTCCGTTTGGGTCTTTTAAAAATTTTTCAATTATGAGCTGATTTATAGTTGGATTTTTTTTGCTTCTCCGCATACGCGTCTAGTATTTTTGAAAATTTTACTGAGAGACCCTTTTTCGGGGAATGTTTCGTTTTTTTTGTTTTTTTTCAGTTTCCTTCACTAGGGAATTCTATTGGTATTCTTCTTCGCTGTCAAGATGTTTATATATAAAGTCGTGTTTCCCGTGTCTTTCAACTAAAGCGTATCCTAAATTTTTAAAAAAATTATCTATCGTTTCATCGAGAACGTTAAACCTCTCGTGCCAGCATCTTTCCATCCAAATTAAAGGTTCGTGCTTCTTGATTGTTTCCTCGGCCCCTAAGAGAGCGAAGTATTCGTATCCTTCTAAATCTAATTGTATAAAATCACAAAAATCTAGTTTAAGGTCGTCTATTAACATAGTGGGCACCTTGGCACTTGAGTTTTCTTGAAATAGCCTAAACTTTTCTGTAACGGGGTTGACGTAATCTGCGCCAGATCCTCCTTTTCCGTGATCTTTAGACATTTCAACCAAACCGTGTCTGTCTCCCAAGCAGGATTGAAACTTGTGCACGTTTCCTTCTGGCAAGTTTAAGCATATGCATACGAAACTGCTAGGGTCGGGCTCAAAAACGTAAACGTCTTTGAAGTGGTTCGCTACCTCTCTCGTGACCCAGCCGCAGTTGCCTCCGGCTTGAATAGCAACGCGATTATTTTTTAAATAAGGTAAAGCTAGATCTAGAAAATTAGTATTAGTTTCTTTTTGGTAACTGTATCCTAGCGGATCTCCGTCGCTCCACCACATATCGTCATTTGTAAAATGAACTCTAGACAGTGTTTTGTTTTTTGTTTTAAAATATTCTTTTTTATAGTCCATGAGTAGATTCGAATTCCCTTTCAAAAATATAGTTTTTATATTTATCCATGTTGTCAAGCAGGTACTTAGGGTGCGTATTGTAGCTAATCTTTTTCTTAGTTAGTTTATAATCTTGAAACATCCTGTCTAAAGCTTGTTTTTTTGATGTGTGGTTGAATTTTGTTTCTTGTCCGCTAATAGCGTCTCTGGAATGCCCCCAGCTTTTCTGCTTTTCCAAGACTTTTTCTCCATCGGTGTCGTCCATAAAGCTAAAATGCCAACCAGCGTTAGGGCCTATGCAATCGTGGGTATGCATAGAGAGGCATCTGCTGGTTGTGGGGAGGAGATTTTTAAAGTAAGAATACTCGGTTATTTGGCCGACGTCTTGATACTGGCTCCATAAATTGAATTTATAGACATACATGTTAAGCTTAAAGCCGAAAGTAGGTCTCGTAAATATTTGATGGCCGTTTTTGTCTGATACAAAGCGTTCTCCAAACATTTTTAAAGGGTATGTTTTTTCTTTGTCTTGGTTAAAAATAACCAAAGCCTTATTAAAAGATTCTTTTTCTATTATTTCATCTAACGAGTTGTTTAATATGATATCGTCATCTTTTGCCCCTAAATCTTGAAGAACTTTTACGGAATAGTTACCGTGAAAATCTGAGCGAATCCAGTCATCATTATTCTTCCCTTCTATAGACCTATCTCTCCTAGAGTAATCGTCAAGCAGAAATGGGTATTTTTTTAATTCGTCCGCAGTATTGTCGTAGCTTATATATATTAGCTTTTCTTTATATTTTTTAAACCTATCATGGTCGAAGTTTAGAGGCTTTCGATATCCTGTGTGAGCTTCTTTAGACTCTACAACTATAAAATTATCGACAAAATCCCAGTGTTGGTTTAGCCTTAGCTCATAAAGATCGTTCTCGTTAAAGAACATGCTTAAGTCGTAAACTTTCATTTATTAGTTTATAAATTCAGCTAACGTGTCAACGCATTCATTGAAAGTCGCCCCTTTTTTACTTATATCCATAATGTTTTCCATAGGGATAGAATCCTCTTTAATCCACCAATCTTCCCAAGGGTTGCCGTCTTCAAAGCTTACATCCTCAAAAAGCATTACATACCCTCTTATTAAAAGCATAGCTCTAGTGGTGTCACAGGTGCTTCTGCCGTATTTAAAAGCTTCGTGCTCTAAGGTCATAGCTTTAAACTCTATGCCTGCATCTAGAATTCTCTCTAAAGCTGCCGCAGCTAAGTTTGTCGTTCCGTCCACATCCAAAGATATATAGTCAACTTCTTTAGGGCTGTGCTGTTTAAGTAAGTCGGTAAACTCGGAAGAAGTCGCGTCTATTTGATAAAAAGGCGTGTTTCTGTATTTATACCAATCTTCGTCCACAGCAACGTCGCCTATGTCAAAAGCCAAACCTTCCCAATTATAAAAATTTGCTAAAATAGAAGTATTGTTGCATCCTAAAGGACCGGCACAACCCACATCTAAAAAATAACCCGGTTCGTTGTATACATAATCAGGCTGGCTAGCTAGAAGGTGGCAAATAAATTCATCTTGTCTTTCGCAAGAAAATTTTCTACCAGCAGCTTCAGTTATTTCCGAAAAGCTTTTTAACATTCAAGCTTTTCCGCCAAGACGTCCGCTACGGTCATTCTTTTTACTAAATCCTCAAAAGAGATTTCAGGTTTCCATCCGAGCTCTTTACGGATAGGGGTAGAGTCTCCGTAAAGAAGGTCTACTTCCGCTGGCCTATAGAAGTCCTCATTGATTTCGGCCAAGGGGGTATTTTCTTGAAATAGCCTAAACTTTTCTTCTAGGCCTTCTCCGCTCCAAAGCCCCGGAATACCGGCGACGCCGAAGGCTAAGCTTACAAATTCTTTAACAGAGTGAGTTTCGTTGCTGGATAAGACATATTCTTTTGGCTGGTCTTGGTTTAGCATCAGCCATACAGCCTTTACAAAGTCTTCTGAATCGGACCAGTCTCGTCTTGCTTTTACGTTTCCTAATTGGAGGGGTTTAAATTTTTCGCCCTTGTCGATAGCCGCTTTTATTCTAGCTACCCCTTTGGTTATTTTTCTAGTAACAAACTCTTCCCCTCTTCTTAGCCCTTCGTGATTAAAGAGTATGCTATGTATAGCAAACATATCGTAAGATTCTCTGTAGACCTTGACAATATGGCGAGCAGCCGCCTTAGCGGCTCCGTAAGGGCTTCTGGCTTTAATTGGGTGCTTGATATCCTGCGGGCTATAGTCTACATCCCCGAGTTCCTCTGAGCTTCCAGCGCTATAAAACCGACAATCCGGTTTGAATTTTCTTAAAGCTTCCAAGCACCTGATCACGCCGAGAGTATTAACGTCAAAAACCTGTAGGGGCATGTCCCAGCTACAGCCAACGAAAGAATTCGCTCCGAAGTTAATGAAAAAATCTGGCTGTATTTCTTTTACGAGCTTATCTATTGATACTTCGTCCGTTAAATCTCCGCATACTAAATTAAAGTTTTCATGCTCCTTGAAGGAGCTAATGTTACCGAAGTTTGCATTAGAGGTTCTTCTCATCATGCCGAAAACTTCGACTTTGCCTAGGTTTAGCAAGTATTCGGCCATATTTGCGCCATCTTGCCCTAGGATACCTGTAATTAGTACTTTAAGCATTACAGGTTATTTTATGAAATAATCTAGTTCATTTCAAATAAAAATTACACCCCGAAAGATTTGCCGCAGCCGCAAGACGCTGCGGCTTTAGGATTTACAAAATCAAATCCAGACTTGGCGAAACCTGACTCATAATTTACGACAGTCTCTTCTAGCATAAAGGAACTCTTTTTATCGATGCAAATAGTTACTCCGTACTCCTCGAATTCTATTATCGAATCGCCTTCCCTTGGCTGCTCCTCTACTTTTACATCATATAAAAAACCAGAACAACCACCTCCTGTAACAGAAACCCTAACAAGGACACTATCCCCTTGTTCAGACATAGCTTTTAAAGCGTTTTCAGTGAAGCTTATCATTAAGTGGCCCTCTCCATCGAGTCTTTGACTGGATCGAACGGCCTGATCTTTGCGCCCTTAACGGTAATGAGGGGAGCGTTTTTCCAAGTCTCATTTTCTTTGCCGCAGCCGGAATCTCTTTTAACGTCGCCCATGTTCCCTTGATCTAGGAAATCGTCAGAGTTGAGTACTCTATCATACCTAACGGGAACTTCAGAATCGCCATAAGACTTAGAAATAACATTCTCAATAAAGCCTTTGTCTACTCCGCAAATACAAGGCATGTTTTTGCGAGGGTCAAACCACTTCATATTTAAAGCTCTACCAACAATATCGCCTAGGGGCTCTTCGAAAAAATTACCCAACGAAACATGTTGATATGGACAAGGCATAATATCTCCATAACGAGAAACCGGAAGAATTCTTTTAACAGCAATACATCCGATATCTCTACCGTAAGAAGGCGTCATGTGAGTAAAGATATCATATTCTTCTTCAAATTGCTGAAGTATTTTACCTTCTGTCTCTGTCATCATTTGATCAGTGACATTTTCGAAAGCCCCAACAGGCTTAGCGTATACAACGTAAGTTCCCACCTGCTTCTTTTTGGCGAATTCTAAAAAGTCTCTCCATTCTTCAGTATAGATTCTATCTTTCCAGATTACTGTAGAGAGGATAACGTGCAGATCAGCTTCTTTACATGCGTCGATAGCGCGCATGACTCTTTCCCAAGATCCCGGCGCTCTTCTAAAAGTATCGTGATCTTTAGCGGTAGCTCCGTCTAAACTCAACTGAACTTTATCTACCCCGATCTTCTTAAGGTGCTTTGCTTTTTTGTGATCTAAGTGCCAGCCATTAGAGTCTGTTACTAGATAAAATTTAGAAGGATCAATAGCTTCTACTAGCTGGTCGTACTCTTTAATGATCAGGGGCTCGCCTCCTGTGATAACAAAGTTAGCTAAACCCAGCTCATCCGCCTCTTTAGAAAGCCTTCTGACGTCTTCTAGTTCAAACTTTCTTCTGCCACTAGCTTTTTCCCAGTTTTTGGGGACATAAAATTTATCAATACAGCAATGCTCACAATCAAAATTACAAAGATAGTCATACTGGAACTGGATGATAGCTATGCTTTCTCCCTCTGAGATTTTGCGCGGAAAGTCCATCATTTTCTTATAAACGTGAGGCTTGTAAGACTTTAGCCAATTTTGCCGAAGACCTTCGTCGGAAACTTCGGTAGCTTGCATGACTTTCCCTTCTCGGATATTGGCGAGCTGTTCGTCAGAAAGCGTCCCTTTTTCTTGTGTGAGGCGAGCGATTTCTTGCAGCTCATCCTCAGACCACATGGGAGGAGCGTCGTGAACATTCCCTTCGAGAGGGTTGTGGAACATTGCGTTATGAGAGTTGGCCATATTAGTTATTTACACCTTTTTCTGTGTCTTCTGTCATTTGCTTTTTAAGATCCTTGAGTATTTCTTGTCTTTCTTGATATTCTTCTTCGGTGGTTTTACTTACAGCGTATCTAGCGTTAAGTTTTTCTCCATCGTGACGATGATCTTGCCGAACTCCTCCTCTGTATTGGTATTTATTAAGTTCCGCATCTCTTTCGGAGCTTTGTTCAATTTCTATGTTTAAAGCGGAGATAAACCATATCTTGCCTTGGGGATCAGTTACCATGTATTGAGGTTTGATCCTGCCTCTAATATCATCGATAAGAACTCTTGTGCCCTTTTTCAGAGTCTTCTTACCTTTTTTGTCGTCATGAATTTCGTCCTCTAAAATTATCCCGAATTGATTAATTGCGCCTTTCCAATGCTTGGTTGAGTGCTTGTGCCATTTCTCGTGGGTTACGTTAGATTCGAATTCTTTTTTTATATTCTTTTCCTCTTTCATGGTTAGTTTGCGTCGTGTCCAGATTTGTCGCGCCCTTCCTTTGGCTCGTTCTCTAAAATCTCTACTAACTCTATATTGCACTTAATGGGAATGTTCGGGGGGGTTCTGTATCCGTGAAAAGTATGAAAGCTGCTGGCCCCTTCCTCTCCGTAAGCTAAGTCAGAGGGGATAAGAAGATTAGATTTGGCGCCGACCTTCATTTGCAAAAGGGCGATGTCGAGGCCTTCAATAGACTGACCTTTTGTATAAATCTCGTCTTTAGGCGTCCTTTTTCCTATGCAAATTTCAATGGGGCCAGATAATGGTATACTGGTATCGTAGGTACTGTAAGAAATTCTATCTACGTATTCCTTTTTTTCGTAGTCATACTCCGAACTTGTGACGCCTTCGTTTGCCCAAAGCTCGTAGTGCATAAGTACGGTTTCCCCGGCTTTTGGGAACTCTCCATAACCTTCTTTTAGGGTTTCTATGCTCAAGTCTTCTTTATTCATTTGTAAATTTTTAAACCTTCTTGTCTTAGTACAGCTATACTTAGATTATTGTAGCCGGATTTAGTCAATTTGTCAACTATTTCGTCAGAGTAGCTTGCTCCTATCACTATAATAGCCTTTACAGGGTCTTCTTTTAGCGTGTCCGCGGAAACGATTGGCACGTTGCTGGCGGGAGATTTTCTACCCTGCTTAAACGAGGCGTCATCAACTATATATTTAAGTCTGGGGCCAATTCCAGATAGAGCTATTAAGGCTAAGGATTGGTGACCGGCCCCGTAAACAGCTACGCTGTTGTCTTCGTATCCTCTGACATATTTGTTTAGACTGGACAGGTCCTTTTTTTTCTTTTTTTCAAAAAGCTCGAAGTCTATTTTGTTTTTCGTGAAGTCGGCTAAGCGGGAACTTTCTTCTTTGTCTCTTTTAACCACGGTGGCTGAGATAATATAATCGTGCCAGATGGATGAACATTCTAAAACCTCAAACCCAGATATATCTAAAAGAAAAGTTAGGCTTGATTTAGTGAAGTAGGACAAGTGATCTCCTATAAACTCCGAAAAGTGTCCGGTAGCTGCCATCATGTCAAAGTTAGGTACTTCTACTATCCCGACTCCTCCTTCTTTAAGATTGTTTCTGATTCCTTCGAGCAGCTGCTTAGGGTTCGGGGCGTGTTCAAGAAAGTTCATTGTAAAAAAAGCGTCAAAAGGGTGGTTCATTACCCTGCTGTTTTTGTCTGTAATGTATCCTTGGTAAACGCTTAGTCCTCTTGTTCTGCTTTTATGCGCAAGCATTGGGTTATTTTCCAGCCCGTAGGTTTCTGCTCCGGCGTCTCTCATAATGCGAAGGTATTCCCCGTCTCCGCAACCAACCTCAAGAACTCTTTTTTCGTAGAGAGAGTTCTCTTTAATAAAGTTTCCAAACTGCTCTTCTCTAAATTTTTTCATTTCGTCAGAAAACCCTACTGCACGAATAACATCTTTGTAGTAGTGGATCGGTTCGTTAGTCAACTGAACTAGATCGCAATGTGAACATTGCCTTACCTCTAAGTCTACTTTCGAAGGATTGTCAAATTCTTGAGCACCCGCAGGCATGTTCTCTAGTTTGAAAAAGTGATCCTCGAACAGGGCGGAATCACAAGATAGGCATTTTTTACTTATTTCCATTGGTCTTCGTTTATTTCTTTTTTATACATGTGGTGGAGTTCAAGTAAATCATCAGGGCAATCATCGTGCCACTTTAAAAACCCCGGATCGTTTTCTTTTAGGTTTTTGTTATAGGGAATAAAATCTCCGGGCAAGGAGCAAGCAAATAAAAAAGAAATATAATGACATAAAGTGTCCCTGTCAATAAAAAGCTCTTTCGAACACATTGGTTCTTTTTTATGCGATACTGGATAGCCTATTTCCGTCCTTGAGACAAGGTTAAGTCTTTCGATCATTGTTTCTTTATATCTGATAACTCCGCCGGGGATATGCCATCCTGTCCCTGCGTACTCGTCGTCCCTCCAAGCTAACAAAACTCTGTTTTTGTTATCTTTTATTAAAAGATCGACATTGGTTATCGGCGTCATTCGACTTACCGCTTCGAATATGTCTTTGGGGAGCCCGATTTCTGGGTATTCTTCCCTGAAGTGTTTTATTTTATTCTCTAAATAGAGTAAAAGTTGACTGGTTTTCATTTAATATACGAAATGTTTTTCGTCAATTATATTATTATTTTTACTATACCAATTGTAAATTTTTTTTATACTGTCGTCTATATTTTGAAATTTTATTCCAGACTCTTCACAGAAGCGAGTATTATCTCCGCTATATTCGTAACCACCCGTGTCGTTTTCAACCACAATATCTAAGTCTTTGCCCGATGCCTCTCTTACTTTTTCAGCTAAATCTTTGTACGAGTAGCATTCTCCGGTACAAATATTATAATTTTTATGTTTAGGAGTGTTGTTGATAAGCCATTTTACAGCTTTTGCCAAGTCGTTAATGTAGAGATAATCAAAAACAGAATTAAATCTCATTTTTATAGGCATGCCTAAAACAGCTTTACAGCAAGCATTTGGTATAAACCTGTACCTCCAGTCATCATGCTCTCCGAAAACTCCAAATAACCTTAAGTTATAAATATTAGAACTTTCTAGTGAATGCCTATTCATTAAATATTTAGAATATCCATATTGATCAATGGGAACATTTTGATTGTAGTAGTCCTCTTTCATTTTAGAGGTCCAATTTTCTCTATTAAATTCTGCCCCTGACCCAAAGTAAATCATTTTGCCGAAGTGATTACTGCATCTTGCAATGTTAAAAAACATCCTGAGATTTTTTTCTAGAACTAAGTTTGGGTTTTTATCAGAAAATTCTGGAGCAGCGTCATAGGTCGCTCCGTGAATTATTATATCGTAGCCTCTATTGGCTATAAATTTTTCTACTTTTTTTGAATCCGTAAGATCTAGTTGGGAGCTATTGTAGGACACTACATCATAGCACCATGTCAAGAATTTACCCTCATAATTCTCTGCTGAAGAAAGATTCTCTTTTAAGCTTTTCGCTATGAATCCATTGCCTCCGGTTATTAGAATTTTTTTAATTTTTAGTTTTGGTCTCTGTGGAACATTATTGTTCTTTTCAGCCCTTCCTCTAAGTCTGTTGTTGGGTTCCAGCCGAGGGCTTGTATTTTTTTTATACAAAAAGCACTTCTGACGACAGGGCTTTTGCTTTTTTTCTTCTGTTTTATGATTTTACTAGACGATTGTTTGTCGATGCTTAGTAGTAAGTTAGCAAGGTTAAGCAGGGGCTCCTCGCGCTTAGAGGAAACGTTAAAGGCTTCGCATTTTTTAGCTTTTAAGAGAACGGTAAAAAAAGCAACTGTCGCGTCAGAAATATATAAAAAAGAACGAGTGGTCTTGTTGCAGTTTATATTTAAATCCAAGTTCTTAATAGATCTAGAGATAAACTTGGAAACAACTCTCTCGTCTTTTGGGCTAAAACCCGGTCCGTAAACGTAGCTTGGCCGAACTATCTTAGCTGGTATGTTGTACTGCGAGCTCCAGCTAGCGCAAATAGTTTCTGCCATGCGCTTGCTTTCGCTATAGGAAGAATTTAAATCAAGAGGGTCTAAATAGCCATAATCGGACTCTTTAGCTGGTATCTTATCCTCATTCATTCTGCCGAGAACTCCTCCTGTGCTGAAAAATAAAAAGCCTTTAATTTTGTTTTTTCTTGATAGCTCGAGCAGGTTTATTGTGCCTTTTATGTTTGACTCTATTGTTCCTACGGGGTCTTTAGTGTAAAATTCTGGTCTAGCGTGACTAGCGCAGTGCATGACGTAATCTATTTTACATTGAGTATCTAGGGGGAGGCGAACGTCATGCCTTAAAAATTGCAAGTCAACTCTGTCGCTTTGAGAGACTTTGAAGCAATGAGGATGCTTCCTGATTGACCGAACCATAGATATTATTTTTATATTTAAGTTTTTATAATCATTTAAATAAAGAAGAGTCTCTGTTAGGTATCTCGCCAAAAACCCGTTGCCGCCAGATATTAAAACGGTAGAGTTGGCGAGTTTGTCCCAAGGCAGGTCTTGGTTAATTATGAACTCAAAGTCTTCTTTTAGGATTTTTTCTTTAATGTTCAAGTTCCGTTATGAATAAGTTCTTTTTAAACTCTGATCTATCTAAAAAGGGAAACAGGTCTTCCATAGGTAGAGTGGTAAAACTACCGTCTTCTTTTTTTCTTACCGAGGCTTTAGGTAGGGTAACGTGATCTGGGTTTATTTTTAGTTCGCAAATTAGAGGACCTAAAGTATCTAGAGCGGTTTTAATATCGGCTTTAAGATTGCTCTGGTTAGATATTTTCATGTAAGGTATTTTGTAAGATGCTGATACGCACATTACAGAAGGCAAGGTAAGTCCGCTAGAGGGATCACTAATAACTAGCTTTCCGTCGAAGTGACTGTTTTGAGTGGTTCTTATTGAACCGTATCCGTTGTTATTTAAAACAAAAATCTTAATCGGCAAGTTATATCTGCTGATCAACTCGAGCTCTTGAACGTTCATAGTAAACCCTCCGTCTCCGTCAATGCTTATAGTTTCTTTTCCGCTGGCAATGCACCCTCCTATAGCAGAAGGAATGGCGAAGCCCATAGCCCCTAAGCCTTGGCTATTATATACTCTAGTGCCTTTTTTACATTTGAAGGCTTGCATCGTGACTTCGCTCGAAGCGCCCGAGCTGCCCGGGATCAGTAGAGAGTTTTCTGGTAGAAGATCCGAGAGATACTCTATAAAGGCATAGTTGCTTATGAGTTTTTTATCCTCTAGGTAGCTATCTAGGACAACTGGGTATTTGTTATATGAATTCTTGCAGTGTTTAAGCCATTTATTTGGAACCTTGTGTTTCTCTTTTAGACTTGGGTTAATCTGCTTGAAAAAATGTTTAGCATCTACGGAAAGTGGGTAATTAATGTTTATGCCCAGCTTATTTATTTCGTTTTCGTCTACGTCAACGATACATTTTACAGCTTCTCTTGCAAAGTATTGGGGCTGGTAAGCCAGCTGACCGTGGTCGAGTCTGGCTCCTATAACTATAATGAAATCCGAATTTTGTTGATTGAAGTTAGCTCCTCTTTGACCTACTCCTCCGGGTCTTCCAACATATTGAGGGTGAGTCTCCTCTAGAAGATCTAATGCTTTCCAAGTTGTGAGAACTGGAATTTTTGTTTTTTCTATAAACTCGATGAATCCAGCGTAAGCGTCAGAAAGCCTAATTCCGTTACCAGCTAGGACAATAGGCCTCTTCGCTTCAGAGAGAGAATTTAACAGAGATTTAATAGAACTGAATAACTCGTCTTCGTCGTCGAAGAGGTTTAATTGGTTAAGTTTGTCGGGTTTGGGGGCTACGTAGCCTTTGAGCTTGTTGGGATTTATTTGTGCCGCTTGAACATCCAGAGGTATGTCTAATAAAACAGGCCCCTTTCTTCCGTTTGTAGCAAGATGAAGAGCTTTATCTATATGGTATTTAATAGACTTAGGATCAGAGACGGTAACCGCGTACTTGGTTATCTCCTTATATATAGAAACTGAATTTATTTCCTGAAACCCTATTTGCCTCACCCTCCTATTTCCGACCCGGTCTTTATTTTGAACCTGTCCAGATATAATCAATACAGGTATTGAGTCAAGCCAAGCAGAAGCGATTCCGGTCACAGCGTTAGTCGCTCCGGGTCCTGTCGTCACAAGAGCAACTCCGAGCTTATTCGTATATTGACTATATGACTCGGCACAAATAGCCGAACCTTGTTCTTGGAGATTAGGAATTAGCTTAGTATTGCTTTTGGAAATAGAGTCTACTAAATGTATGCATCCTCCGCCAGATACGCAGAAAACGTGGCTTACATATTCTTCTATTCTAGAAGCTACGTAGTCGGATAGTTTCATCTCCAGTAAGATATAATAGTTTTCCTGTTAGAGTTCTCTTCTATTTTTGAATCGGTATAAAAGGAATCATTAGGGTAGTGGGTAGAAGAAACTTCTTCTAGGACACATCCATCTTTACTAGAGAAAGAATGTTTTGCTAGCGGAACGACCGTATAGGTCTCGCCGGTTTTCAGAGTCTCTTCAGAGTCGTCCACTTTTAAATCAAGTAGACCGTGAAGAACCATAAAGGTTTCTTCTTTCTTTTTGTGATGCTGCTCTGGGTGTTCTTGCCCGGGTAACACGATGATTAGCTTCTTACAGTAGTCTCTGTTGACTACGGTAATCATTGCTATTCCGGTCTTATAAAATTTATCTATTCCGTAATGGTGAGATATCTCTAAATCTGCCGACGGGGGATAAATTACTTTGGAGTCGTTTAAAAATTTTTTAACGTCTTGAACTATATCCCAAGCTTTTTGCCTGAGATTCTCAACTGATACAGATTTTTTTAGTAAGGGCTGATCGGCTGAAATATCTTCGTTGATAAAAAAGCCGCTATATTTTGACATACTATCTGCCAAGTGTTGATTCTCTGCGCTGGGCCATGCGCAGTAAAGCCCGTCTCTAGTTACAAACTCTCCTTTCTTATAGTCTTTTTTTGCGAAGACTCCTCTTTTAAATTGACCTAAATCAGCCAGTTCTTTCTCTGAGGCGGGTTGTTTTTCGTTAGAGCCGTTAGCGGATAGCGCGTTGGACGCCGCCGACAACCACTTCATCATTTGCATAGGGGTAACTGAGTAAGCGTTGGCTTTGTATTCGTCAGTCTCAACCGCTATGTGTTTTTCTGCAGCGAAGGCTCCTTTAGCGATAGCCATATATATAGCTCTTGTTTCGTCCGGCTCTTCGTGAGTTGAGTATCCTATTTTAACCTCGGGATATCTCTCTTTTAATAGCGAAATTTGATTCAGCTCAAGATCTTCAAACGCTGTGGGATATTTTCCAACGCAATGCATTAAACAGAACTCTTTCTTTCTGTGCTGCATAAAGCTAACTACGTTGTCTATATTTTTAAGAGAAGCTCCCGCGGTCGAAAGGATAACAGGAATATCCAGCTCTTTAATTTTATTTAAAAGCATCCAGTCGGTAAAAGAACAGCTTGCAACTTTTGCAATATCGAAGCCCATTTCTTTTACTTGGTCGACTGAGGGCTCATCAAAAGCTGTGCTCATAGTAAGAAAGCCTTTTTCTTGAGCGTAATCCTTAAGGGTTAAGAATTCATCCTTGGTAAGATTGGTTTCTTTGAATCTTTTTACATATTTCAGATCGTCCCTGTCGGCATAATCTTTATGTATAAAGGTCTCTAGATGCCTAAACTGAAACTTCCAAGCGAAATCGAACTTATGCTTAAACAATTCGGCGACTTCAGAAAATTTATCAACCATTAGCTTTCCGTGCTCCACATCTCCCATGTGGTTGTTCGCCATCTCAAAAATAATTAATATCTTGTCTTTCATTTAAAATTCTCAGGTTTAAAATTAAGTAAGTCTTTAACGTTTATGTTTTTGTCGTCAATAAAAATATCGTAAAAAGGTTTATGGAATTTTACTGCGTGAAATTTTGCCCCCCATTCACTAAGCTGCTTTCTTGTTAGGTCCTCCCAGTCTTTTCCTGTTAAGCTTCCTCTAGCTGTCCAGTATACTATTTTGTGACCTTCTTCATATAAGGAATTAACTTTATTTATATGCTCCTCGATGGGCTTGCTGCTCTTATAATCCTTTTCTTTTGAGTCTTTAAGAGAAGGTGTTTCGCAGATAGTGTCATCTATGTCAACATAAATTACCATATGAACTTATCTTTATAATATTCTGCGATGCTGGTTATTTCTGTATCGAAATTCATTTTTGCCCTCCATCCTAGGTTCCGTAATTTACTGTCGTCGAGAGAATAGCGAACGTCTTGTCCGGGTCTAGATATAGAAAAGTCTAAGTAGTCATCTAGGTTGGACTCGTCTTCGTTAAGTTTTCCGAAGCACCTAAGGACTTTCTTGACTGTGTCTATATTCTTTTGCTCGAAGCCTCCTTCTACGTTATAAATCTCGTTAGTCTTCCCTGATTGAATAATAGTGGTAACAGCTTGGGCGGTATCATCCGCGTGAAGCCAGCTACGGACGGGGGAGCCATTGTTGTGTAATGGAATTTCTCTGCCTAATTGGACGTATTTACATGCTTTAGGCACCAGTTTTTCTACGTACTGATTTTCTCCGTAGTTATTAGTTGGTCTAAGTATTACATAAGGAATGCCATAAGTCCTGTTCCAAGCCAATACTAGCATATCGGCCGAAGCTTTCGTGGCTGAATAAGGGTTGGAGGGCTTTAAGAGGTCTTTTTCTGTGTGGCTCCCGGACTCTATGTCTCCGTAAACCTCATCTGTGCTAAAATGAAAAAACACAGGAACATCTTTACCTTCTTGTCTAAAGTGGCGAATCTTTTCTAAAAGGTGGTGTACCCCGCTTACATTCGAATGAACAAATTCATCGCTACAGACAATGGAGTTTCCGACATGCGTTTCCGCTGCTACGTTTATGACGTAATCACAATCGTATAAAAAATCAATATCGTTAATGTCTGTCGCCTCAAAAGAAAAGTTTTTATATTGGTTAAACTCGTCCAGTAACTTTGGGTTGGCTGCGTAAGTTCCTTTATCTACTCCTCTCACATACCAGCCTAGATCCAAACATCTTCTGGTTACATAAGACCCTATAAATCCGAGGCATCCAGTGATATAAACTAATTTTTTCATTATTTTTTAAATAGCTCAAAAGCTTTGTGAAAAATATTCTTTTATCTTATCGCAAACATAATCTACATCCTCCACGTCCATTCCGTGGTGGGCGCCTAGTAGGAATCCGTTTTTCATTACTAGGTCGGCGTTCTTAAACTCTTGTAAATATTGCCTGTATATTGGGTGTCTGGTCACGTTTCCGGCAAAGGTCACTCTAGTCTGTACTCTATTATCTTCGAGATAGTTTAAAAGATCTAATCTATTTTCGCACTGCAATGGGATAGCTAGCCAATTTGGCTTAATGCTGTCATCTGGTAAAATGATTTGCTCTACATCTTTTAGATTTTCTAGGTACCTTTCGATATTTTCTCTCCTCTTGTTTTTAAAGGCTTGGAATCTTTGGAGCTGTACAAGCCCGAAAGCAGCATTCATCTCACTGCATTTCATATTGTATCCAAGTACTCCATAAAGGAATTTATAGTCGTAAGGTATCCCGTCTATATCGTGAGAAAAGCGCTCTGACATTACTTCGCTGTTATCTCCGATTCTGCCCCAGTCTCTATACATCAAACATTTTTTGACATGGTCTTCGTTGTTGAACATCACCATACCCCCTGTGCCTCCTGCGGTTATTACGTGAGACGCGTAAAAGCTAGTAGTGGATATATCGGAATCTTCTGTGTGAGTAACGGTATCCGCCGAGTCTTCTATCACTATAATGTCGTCCCTACCAATCTTTTGAAGCTCGGATTTCAGCCCTTTCCAATTAGGCTTATTGCCTATTAAGTTGGGAATCATAACCGCTTTTACTTCGTCTGTCACAGCTTCTATTACATCTGAGACTTCTGGTACGTAGGAGGTGGGGTTAGAATCTACAAACACGGGCTCAAGTCCTAGTTGGACTATAGGAGCTAGGGTTGTAGAAAAGGTTAAGGCTGGAGTGATGATCTTTGTACCTTTAGGCAAGTCTAGTGAAGCGATAGCTAATAGGCAAGCAGAGGAGCCAGAGTTTACGAATACTCCGTATTTCTTACCGAACTCTTTAGCTATTTTTTCTTCGAACATTTTTGAGCGTGGACCAAAACCAGCTAGCCAGCCGTCTCTAAGACATTCGTCTACAGCTTTTATTTCTTCTTCCCCGTAAGATTCAAACTTGTTAGGGGCATACCAGATTTTTTTAGTACCTTCTTCTCTATCGAGTTTTAATCCTGACTTTATTTGCTTTATAATTTCCATTCTTGTGTTATTTGGTAATCCGGGAATGTGGAGCATGAAGTCTCCTTCGTTCCATCTGCCGTCTCTGCCTTTATAATCTAGCCCCTGCTGGTGAAACTTACTGGGGTACACGTTATAAACGTAGGAGTTCATAGCTTTCTGAGGAAGTTCTTTTACGAAATCTTGATACTCCGGTTTAATTTCAGACTGAAACATTGTGCCTTTGCATTCCATAATAAATGCCCCTTGTTCCGCCCAAGCTGCAGCGCCTCCGTCTCTTAGTACGTACCCAAAAGATTTATTCTTACCTTCTTCGTCTACATAATCGTCAAATTGGGAGATAATTTTCCTCAGAAACTCTTTGCATCTGTCGGAGTTTCGAGCAAGAAAACAGTCTATGTTCCAATCCCAAATATCACAGCTAACAATTAAATGATAATCTTCGTCGATTAAAGACTCTAGTTTTATATCAAAATTAGTAACTAGGGTATCCGTTCCTGTCCAGAAAACCCAATCATATCCTTGTTCGAAAAGGTCTAAAAGCATTGGTAGTTTGGCGAAACCAAAATGCTTTATACCTTTAGTCCCGAAGCTTCCAAAATCTTCTGTGTTGACTTTTAAATCGTAGCCGTGCTTTTCACAATAGGCTTTTTTGTTTTTGTAAATTGTCTCATCCGCCATTTCAAGAATAGCTGGATTATCATCGTGTAGTGCTGCTATTGCTATTTTCATTTAAAATAAATAATTCTATTGCTGAAGGGGTAAATATAATTAGCTGCGTGTATGCCGATTTCCACGTAGCAAACTTTTCCTAAGCCCGTCGCTATAGAACAAGGCAAGGATTCGTTACCTAAAAAAACATCATACTCGTTAATCTTATTCATTAAGTCTAGCCCAGAGGGAGCCTCGTAAAAGTCAAACTCTCTCTTTGTTAGGTTCTTAAAGTCTTCATACTCTTCTTGTATTCCGACAAAAGTTATATCTTCGTCATTGAAGCATTTTAAAAAAGTTTTATAAAATTGAAGAGACTTGTTACTCCCTCTATAGCGCATGCTTCTAGAGACGCAAAGCTTCTTTCTTTTAGGTAGGGAGTTTTCTTTTTCCTCTCCGTCTTTAGTAAAAAGCCAAGGATCGTTTAAGAAAGGAGAGTTTAACGGAATGTCAAATTTAGAGGCATGGTAATCAACGAGATTAGTGCCGACTACAACCTGCTTGTTTTCTGGATGTAGCCCGTAGTTTACATCAAAGTTAGGAAACGGATCCTTGTCGCTGTGTATTTCAAATTCTTTTATAAAATCTTGAGACTCAAAAATTCCTTTTAAGAATTCTGCACTTTTTAAATTGAATTTAGTAGAGCCGTAATCAGATAAGATAACTTTTTCGTACCCTAGAAATTTAAGCATCTGCATCGAGTAGATGCAATCTCCCATATCCATTCCCATGAACGCGGTTTTCATCTTACTTTAGTAGTTCTTCTATAGCGGAGAAGATTTCAAGAGGTCTTATATTGTTTATGCAGGGAATTTTCTCCCGGTTAGAGTAGCTAGGCCTCGCGGTGTTTAGGGGAGCTTGTATAAGTTTTAATTTTTTCATCTTAGTGAAAAAGGGATAACACTGCTCCTTGTACGTGTGAGAATAGATGACTACGCTGGGGATTTCAAAGCAGGAAGCTAGGTGGACAGGGAAGCTGTCTATTCCAACATGAGCTTTTGCTCTCTTTATTAAGTAGGCTGACTGGTTAAAGCTGGTTTTACCTATATAGTTAAGAGTGTTGTTGTACTTTTTATTATCTTTGCCAGCTCCTATTTGAGCTATGCTAAGTTCAGGATAATTAGCCTTGATCGTATCTATAACCTCCTGCCAAAAATCGTATGATTTAGATTCGAAGTCTTGCGCTCCGTGAAAAGTTATATAATCCCCGTCTGGGACCTCACATCGCTCTTGCTCTATAAAAGGGTAGTCTATTTTTAGCCCACAATTTAGAGCATAACATTCAAGAAAGTGCATATTCGTAAGAGTCTTTAAAGGTTGTTATGGGGTAAGCTATTTTCGTGTGGTTGTTGTGTTGGTAAGTCATGATAGATTGAGAATTAAGATAAGGAAGGTAGGCTATTTCGTACTCTCCTTTTCTTTCCCCAATACCCTCCATGTGAAATATGTTTCTCATATAGTCTTGGTACTCTATCACTTCGTCTACATAAGGGTTCCCTTTAAGGATATCGAAATATATTCTTTCGGTGGCGAAGTAGAGCTTGCAGTCCGGGTAAAGCTCTTTTATAGAGCGCAAAAGAGACGTGCTGCAAAGCACATCTCCCGCTGACCTTGGCATTGCAAATAAAATTTTACCTGTCATCTATATGTCTTTTTCCCCCTCTTTTCTTTGAGTTTTTATCGAAAAACTTTTGTTTTACGGGGTCTTTACCTTGGTTCTGCTGTTCTCTTTTAGCGGACATTTCCGCTGAATGATCCCAGAGCTCTCCGTAGGTTTTAGCTTTAGTCTTCTCTACGAAATCAGCCTCTGAGCCAGCATCTATTTTTGTATCTATGGAGGCGTGAGGGATAGTGTAGATTCTGTCATAGGCAACTCCGTCAACTTCGTACTCGTGAGCTTCGTGGACGCTTTGAAGGACAGAAATTTGCTCTTTAGTTTCTGGGTTTTCATATATATATTCAGGCATCTATACTTCCTCGACGATTTTTAATATTGAGTCCGCAGTCTTCTTGTACGAAAAAAGATCTTGAAGGTAAACCCCATCTTCGTTCAAGGGGTTAGATTTATATCTTTCAATAGCTTCTTCGCAAGCGTTAATAAATTCATCGTCATCGAATACGAATGTGCCACCTTGGTTAAAAGGCTGTCCTTTGTTAAAGAAGATTCCATCATATACCTCTCTTTTTCCGCTGGGCTCAACCAAGATCGAATTTTTTTCCGTAGCCCAGTCTTTATATCCTGTCGCGTTGAGTATGACAGCATGCTTGCCTAAAGCGACCGACTGAAACTCGGGCAGTCCCCATCCTTCTCCGCCAGACATTCCTAATATTATGTTGGCAGAGTTTAAATAATCGTTATATAAACTGTTCTTTTGCATACTCCCGAGAAAGTTCACATTAAAGTAGGACTTACCCTCAAGTATTTCGTTTACTAGTCTAGAGAAATCTTCTTGTTTTAAGAAAGGATTTGAGATTGCACATTGAAGAACGTAGTCTTTACTGTTCCCGTATTTCTTTACCCAAGATTGGATGACTTGCTTATGATTTTTTCGTTTTTCAAGCTTCCCTGTTAAATTAAAAACTATCTTATCTTTTAGATAGGGTTGGTCTTTTATTTTAAAATTATGAGAATCAAAGCCTAGGGGTACGGTTGACACATCGTCTACTCCGCTTCTCTTAAATGTCTCTGTTGAATAAGAAGAAGAAAAAATAAGCTTATTGTTTTTCGCTATATTTTTTTCCGTAGAAGTAACTTCGTCTAGTTCGTGAAACGAAAAAAGAATTTGTTTTTCGCTAAAGGACTCTAAGCTCCCACTTAAATGCCAAAGCTTGAATGTGGGGTTCTCCCTAGAGTGCTGTTCGTGCCTTTTGTTTAGGCAGGAAGTCATCCATTTTTGAAAATCATCACTAAGATCGTCCTGAGCGGACAGGTCATATTGATCAGAAATTGGAAATAGACAAGGTTGTAACCCCCTTGCATGAAATTCACGCAAGAGGGCTACGCTCACCTGACCAAAGCTAACAGAGTTGATCGGTAAGTGTAAGGAGAAGTCTCGCATTAAAACAAAACTTCTTCCTCTGTCTCAGGAAGAGACGCCGCTACGGCCTCTTTAGTAGCTTCCTGAGCTTGAGGTTTAGTAGAAGAACTCTTGCCCTCGGCAGATTCAGAGAGATAAACTCTGAAGTCGGGAGCCTTTTCGTTCCTTACTTTCCCGTTTTCGTCCTTCTTGCCTGTGTTCTCGAAAATAACCACTTTGGTATTTTCAGAGGCATTAGGATTGATAGAAACGTGCCCAGTCATATACTTCTGACCTCTTGCACTTTTCTGTACCCAAAGAGCACCAACTTCGCGCTCTTTCCACTCATTACGTTTTTCGTTATCGGACATAGTTCGTATCGTATGTATTACTCATACGGCTTTTATTATGTTGCAATTCTGGTTGCTTGTCAAACTTTTTTTTAAGAAAAAATTATTTCGCCAGTTTTATCTTTTTCTTTAGGAAATTTAGACCTTTTGTGTGGAGGTTGATTATTGTTTGAGAGCTTAGTTTGAATTCTTTTGAGATGTTTTTCCACGTTGGAGCCTTTCTTTTTTCGGGATTGTATCTCTTCTTAAAGATTCTAACGATTCTTTTGTCTGGGTGTTTTTCGAGAAGGGTTATTGTTTCGGAATAATTTATAGAAGATTCTTTTTTGAGATGCTTGCCGTCTTGGTTTGCTAGATCGTCTAGTTCGGACGAGTCTTCTTTGAAGTCGAGCATTTTGTAAGCTTTATTTTTATCAAGAGAGTTATTTAGAAAATAAAATTTAGTTTTATTTCCAAGCCATGTTATATATTTTATATTTTTATCTCTATTGAAAGTTTTGGCCGCATCGTAAACCATAAAGAATGATTGATTTAGCATATCTTGCTTATTTATTTTATTTATATTAAAAAAGTTCTCAAACCTGTGGGTTTGCCTGTAAAACATATTCTTATATCTTTCGTGAAGCTCGATTAAGCTTTCTTCGTCGTCATTTAGTTTTATATCCTCTATTAAATAGAGGTCCTTTAAGTGCTTAGGGTTTCTTCGCGCCATAATTTTACAGTTTCTTCAAATTCAGCAAAAGAATATTTTTCGCCGCCGTCAAAGCTTAATATAAAGCGATGGTGCGGTAAGAAAAATGAAGGGATGGAAGTAACTTTATCAAGGACATCTTCTATAGAATCGAAGAAGTCCATATCGTTTATAACATCAGTTCTCACCCCTAAATCATCATAATTATATAAATGAATCCCTAAAACATAAACATTTTCTTCGGTGCCGTCATCGAGAAAATAAGGGATCATGCTGAAAAGCCTGACAAAATAGTAAAATTCCCTATCCGCACTATTCGTAAAATGGTGCAGATAGGAAGTATTTTTAAAATTTATTCTAGCGTCTACTCCAATGTTAGCGAATATTGGGTAGCAGTCACCGTTAATTTTATTTTTTATGTCATTTTTCAATGTAGTTTTTTACAAACCATTTTAAAAATTTATTAGAATATTTTTTTTGTTTTGAAACGTCCGTTGGCCATGAAAAGGAGTAGTTCGATTTATTATTTAAATTTTTATCGTTTCTTTTTTCGTATTCGTTGTCGGGTAAGATGTAAATTCTTTGTCCGTTTTCTTCGAAAAACCTAGAAATATGCACAATTATCCCACCGTTTGACTGTATCCAGTTAACCTCATCGCATGCGTATTCACAAAACCTAACATCCGTTATTATATTAATTTTATTTTCGTCTAACAAGTCTTTTATTCCGTCAATCCAATATTTTCCCTCCGTTTTTTCTCTCATTATAGCTCCGTGGGCCAATAAAAGCGGCCGAATTAAGTTCTTTTCGTCGCGAGAACAATTAGTGGGATCTATATTGTAAAGTTTTTTAGATATCGCCGCTGTCTCAGATTTTAACTTCTTGGCGAAAGATAAATAATTAACTTCTGTTCCGTTTTCCGAGAAAACATTACCGATAAGCTTAGCAAACGTGTCCTTGCCGCTTCCCGCTACGCCTGCAATACCTATAAGATTTACGTTTATTTTCGTTTCGTTAACAATCATTACGTTAGATTCTGTATCGTATCGTTTATTATTAAGAATAATAAACTTTCCTTTAAAAGTATCCTTGTCGAAGACAAGGAGACTTTTCCCGTTTCGCGCTAACTCAAAAAAAATGAGATTATTCGAAACGACCGGTTCTCTTACTTTCCTCTTAAATTCCCGGATCAGTTTTTTAGGGGTAGGGGGAGGTCTCCCGCCCATATTCTGATTACCTTAACCTCTCTGTTATCCGTTTATATCAGGTACGTCGGAAATTAATCCTTCTCCCTCGCTCTGCGATAACTTCCCGCGGGTGTAAAGTCTCCAACAAACATAGCCGCGCATTTAGAGAACGGGAGCGAGCAGCAAATACGGAGCTCGCCAGTCCGGAGTTCAACCTAAAACGTTTCTGGTTTCATGTCAACTCCTTTTTTTAGAAAAAAAATGTTGACTTCTCAAAAGAAAACGTTAATAATTTCTTTCATGGAAATTAATTTTTCAAAAGTTTCTGATTTCGCAATCTGCCCCAGCCAAAATACAGACACGGATGCAGGGTATGATCTTTACTCGACAGAGAACTGCTCGATTAATCCCCTAGAGAGAAGACTGGTGAGCTCCGGAATCAAAATAGAGATCCCAAAAGGGTACTACGGAAGAATCGCTCCTAGAAGCGGGCTGGCGGTAAAAAAGGGAATAGACGTGATGGCCGGTGTAATAGATTCTGGTTACAGAGGAATCGTTAAGGTTTTGTTAGTGAACCTCGGCCCTCAAAGTACAAGGAAATCCGCTTATGAAAACTTTTTTGGATCTCACGGGAAAGTCGACATAAAACAAGGAGATAGAATAGCTCAAATAATTATCGAAAAATGTCATTCGGTTACTTGGATAGAAAAAGAAGAGCTTTCAAGCTCAGAAAGAGATGATGGAGGCTTTGGAAGCAGCGGCTCTTAATCTTATCGCTCCCGTCGGATTAGTGTCGTCTTTTTTGTTTATTTGGTTTAAGACTGATTTCTTTTTATCTTATTTGAAATTATTTAATTTTAAATTTTCAGACTACGAAAACCAATCTTTTGAAAATCCTGACTTATTTTTCTTTGAGTACCTAGCTTGTAAAAACACTTCCTCTAAATTTAAATTTTTTATTTTTAAGCTTTTCTCCTGTCCGTTTTGCCTTGCGGCTTGGGCTAGTTTATGTGTAAGTCTATTTTACAGCTTGAGTCTTGTTGGAATATATTATGTTTTTTCTCTTTTTCTTTTTAAATACCTAGAAAACCTCTTTTTCGAAAATGATTGAAGTAAGAACAGGCCCCGAATTTAAAAATTTCCTCGACAACCTCGGGGGACAATACCCTAAAGATAATTTTATATCTAATTTTCTACACGCTTATCACAACGTTGGAGTGGGTTGCAGTTGCAAGAGGAAGGCTAGAATTAAAGCTGCCGAAGTCAGACATGGCGAAGCCCTCAGAAACCTCACCGAAGAATTCAAAAAAGCTGTCGCCGAAAAACACAAAGAAGAAACCATAAATTTTTATCACAATAATGTATTAGTACTATCTATTAACAATGAATGAGCAGAAAATAGAATATAATAAAAAAATGATCGGACAAAAAGTCGAAGTAGTTGAGAATAACTTTAGTTGGTCCGGAGAAATCAAAGACACTGTAGGGGATCACTCTTTTTTAATTAAAGACGAGTCAAATAGAGACAACGTCGTAAGTATGTTTGACGTGAGATCCCTAGAGATGTCCCACCTGTCCCAAGTCTGAGAATCTTTTTTTTAAAAAACCCTTTAAACAGGGACATTTTTTCTCTTTTCGAGTTGGCACGCAACCTGCTAAATAGGTTATATGTTATTACATAATGATCCATACCGGCTGTTTGAAGACTTATTCTTTCAAGACCAACCACTCACCCCTTTTGTGAAAAAGGACGACACATACGAAGCCTCTCTAGAAGTCCCGGGCTTTTCAAAGGAAAACCTAAAAATAGAAATAGAGGACGGATATCTCAAACTAAAAGGAGAAGCTGAAGTCGGCGGCAAAAAAAAGACTGTCAGCAAAACCTACGAACTGCCGCAGAAATCGGACACGAAGAATCTGTCCGCTACATTAAAAAACGGAATACTAGGGTTATCCCTACCAAGAAAAGACAATTTAAGAAAATTGTCTATTAAAATAACTTGACAAAACAGTATTTTGTTGATCGAATTAGCCGGTGTTACAAACACCGGCTTTTTTGTGTAATTTTATAAGGCTAATGAATCAAGAAAAAATAAAAGAATGTATTAAAATTTTAGAATATTTATTAGAGCTCTCTAAAATAAGAGACAAAATGGAAAATCCCCATAAAGTAGGAGAAGATGTCTGGTGTCACCAAATTAAAACCTGCTTATCAATTTTAAAAGATGAATAAATTAGAGAAAAACTTCGAAAAGATTGATTCCATTACTGACTCAATGGAAATAATCAACGACTCCATATCTTTTTGGGAAAAAAGAATGGATAAATGCTTCGCGGAATGTGAAGAGCTTGAAAATAACGAGTGGCACCCTAGTTTCGAAGAAAAGAGAGACTCTCTAAGGAAAGATATGGCCTTTGTTTTAACTAAAATTCGAGCAGAAAACCAACAGCTAGACCTACTTGACCTTAAAATAGAAGAACTTTACAAAGCTATTCTTGAAAGCCAAAAGTAAAAAAAAGTACTACTTGGTAGTGTCTCAAAAGAATAATTGGCTTCACGGAGCCTTTGATCACTCTGAGTCCGGTTTGGAGAAGGCGGAAAAATATTTAAAAAACCTAATTAAAAAGACAAAAGACAAATCTTTGCGGATTGTTGAGAAATAACTTGACTCCGAACCAGATTTCTTTTACGCTTTAATCAGCTCTCCTTACGGAGTTAACAAACTTTACAATGACCAACAATAAGAGCGAGATACTATCAACAGACTTCCTTAAAAAGTACAAAAACAAACAGCCGAAATGGGGGTTCAACGGACTAGGCTACATAGTCTACAAGCGAACATACTCAAGACCAAAAGAAGACGGGATACTTGAAGAATGGCCGGAGACAATCGCTCGCTGCATTAACGGAGCGCAAAAAATAGGGGCGAACTATACAAAAAAAGAAGCGGAAAAGTTATTTGATCTGGTTTTTAATTTAAAATGTAATTTCGCGGGACGCGGGCTTTGGCAGCTAGGCACCTCTACTGTCGACAGATTCGGAGGGAATAGTCTTCTAAATTGTTGGTTCACAGCTATTAAAAAGCCAGAAGATTTTTGTTTTATTTTTGAAAACTTAATGCTAGGAGGCGGAGTGGGTTATTCTATTCGCCGAGAAGACATTCACGAATTACCTAGGGTTAAAAAAGATGTAGAAATCACAGTTAAAAATACTAACGATGCAGATTTTATTGTACCCGACAGCAGAGAGGGCTGGGTCAGACTTCTCAGTAAAGTTTTAGAGGCCTGTTTCGTAACCGGTAAATCTTTTAACTATTCAACAGTACTTGTCCGTAGCGCCGGTAAGCCAATAGGAGGTTTCGGAGGAACAGCTAGCGGCCCAGAAATCCTAGTAGATGGCATAGAAAAAATCTACACAGTTATAAAAAACAGAGAAGGAAAAAAGCTTAGAAGCTTAGATGTATTAGATATAGCTAACATTATTGGTTCGGTTGTTGTAGCCGGTAACGTTCGCCGCTCTGCTGAAATTGCTTTGGGAGACCCCGACGACTACCTATATATTAAAGCTAAACGGTGGGACTTGGGCAACATCCCAAACTGGAGAGCGATGAGTAATAACACTATCTATTGCGATAGCTACGACCACATAGCGGAAGGCGTTTGGGACGGATACGCTGGCAACGGCGAACCTTATGGCTTTTTTAATGTCGCCTTAAGCTCTAAATTTGGAAGAACAGGAGAGAAGGCTAAAGAGAACTGCGAAGGAACAAACCCTTGCGGAGAAATATCTCTTGCTGATAAAGAATGCTGCAATCTTGCGGAGCTTTACCTAAACAATATAGAGTCTAAACAAGAATTAATAGAATGTTCTAAGCTTCTTTATAAAACTCAAAAAGCTATATGCTCTCTTCCCTTTATCCACGATGACACAAACAAGATAGTTCATAAGAACTTTAGGATAGGTCAAGGAGTCACGGGTATTTGCCAAGGCCTACATAACAATAAACTAGAATGGCTAGACGACTGCTACAAAGCCTTGAAGGCTTTTGACAAAGAGTGGAGCAAAAAACAAGGCTGGCCAGAGAGCATTAAGCTCACCACAGTTAAACCCAGCGGCACGTTAAGCTTGCTGGCCGGAGCCACGCCGGGAGTTCACCCAGCTTATTCCCAGTATTATATCCGGCGCGTTAGAATGTCTAGTCAAGACGCTTTGGTCGAAACCTGTAAGGATATGGGCTATCACGTTGAATTCGTAAAGAATTTCGACGGCACATTAAACAGGGACACCGTAATCGTTGAGTTTCCTTGTGAGTCCGGGAATAATGCTAAACTGGCGAAAGAAATGTCTGCTGTAGACCAACTTGAGCTGATAAAGAAAATTCAAAAAGAATGGTCAGATAACGCAGTGTCCTGCACCGTTTACTACAAAAAGGAAGAACTAGGCGAAATAAAAGAATGGCTTCGCGAAAACTATAAAAACAATATTAAAAGCGTTTCATTCCTTCTTCACCAAGAACACGGCTTCGCACAAGCCCCTTACGAGGAAATCGACGAAGACACCTACAAAAAGCTTTCCAAGTCAATCAAGAAAACCTCAGGAACGAAAGTCTCCAACGGTCACGTACTGGAAGGGCTTGAGTGCGAAGGCGGCGCATGCCCAATAAGATAATTTAAATTCCCTATGACTCCTTATTGAATGTAATAGATGACATACGCTCATGCCTAATACCACTTATTCTAATGAATCTATTTTACTTAAACGGCTATCATGCGACCTCATTAGGATAGCGAATTACCTAGACAGAAACCAAGGTAGCCCCCTAAACGGAGAAATTAAAGAAATAGAAACCTTAATGAAAAAAATGAACCAAATAGGCACTTCGGTAATATCGAAAAATGAACATATCAGAATTTGAGAGAGCAAAACCACAAGAAACTCACGCTTGTTTCATGGAAATAAAAGATAAATACGAGGCGTTGTTAAAGGAAACGGTGATAATGGACGAATCGGACGCGGTAAAAGTTGAGATGACCGCCCTCTTCCTAAAAGATTTAAAAGAAATTTATAAAAAGTTCCTGACAGGGCTATAATAAATCGTATGAATAGCCATATTAAAATGATGCTAGAGTCTCACAGGAGATGTGCTTCCGCGATTCAAGACGCTGCAAACGACGCTAGAACAGCCGCAAACGCCTCAGCAGAAGAAGCTAAGGAATTTGAGCAAATGGCGCAGGAAGCGGCAAATAGGGCCGTTGAAGCAGCGGAAAGGGTAAAAGTCCTAGAAGCTAAATTAACGTCGGCCACGGTGGAATAGCCTTGCTTTTTATACTCTCTACTATATTTATTTGATTTTCGAATCTTATATAACTGACGATTACAGATGCCTCTAGGCCACGCTTTTCAACATCCAGCCTTAAACCCCTTTCTTCAAAAGGGGAAACTATATCGTTAACGAAATCGAACATGCCCTGTTCTTTGAGAAAACGCCAGTATAAGTCCTTTACTTCGTCCTCGCACTCTAAAAGAACGTCCATCCCACAGTTTCTGCTAGCGCAAGATATTACGTACCTAAACGGCAACGATTCCGTAGGAGGCTCGGATAAAGGAGCGTGAACTACTAAGTTCATACAGAATATTACACTTATGACTCAAAGGAACTTGGTAAATGACATCCCTATCACTTTAGATGGATTTGATCATGTCAGTTGCATAGTAGAAATCCCCAAGGGAACCAATACTAAATACGAATATAACGAAAAGTATAATATTTTTGAACTAGAAAGATGTTTGGTTTCCTCTTTGCAGTACCCTGTAAACTATGGATTTATTTCTCAGACTTACGCGCTTGACAACGACCCCTTGGACGTATTAATATTTAACCACGACCCCATAGACAGGGGGAGTTTGGTTAGATGCAGGGTTTTAGGAGTTTTAGATTTCGTAGACAATGATGAAATAGATTATAAAGTTATAGCTGTTCCTCATTGGTCTCCCAAAAGCAAATATCCTCGACTAAACAGCATAGAACAAGAACACCTTAAGATATTTAAACAGTTTTTTAGAATATATAAAATAGATAGGGCTAACTCAGTAAAAGTAGGGGAATGGAAAAACGGCAGGAAAGCCCTAAGAACAGTAACCGAAGCTCACCAGAGATGGAACAAAAGGCAAGAAGATGGGAATGTTTGACGATATAATTGTACCGAAATCTTACCTAAAAGGTCTGCTTACAAAAGACCAAGAAAAGATAATCAGGGGTAATCTCTACCAAACTAAATGCTTGGACAGAACCCTGCGTATGTATAAAGTTTACAAGCAAAAACTTTATGCCCAAGAGCCTCCTCCAACAAAAACCGAAAAACGAAAGTGGAAAGCTGTCGACTATACTGGTGAAGTATATTTTTACGACAGCATAAAAGACAAAAAAGGAAATGCTCATTGGGTTGAATTTCGTTTCGTGTTCCTCAAAGGAAAATTAGACGCGAAGTACGCGGAGGAATTCAGGCTCCAACAAACCTCCGAAGAAATCGTAAAACAAAACGAAGAGTGGGAAAGCTCAAAAGAAAAACAAGATAAATACGAAGCCACTTTAAAATATAAAATTTACTTTTCTCTATTTAAGATTCTTCATAAACTTCTCAATAAGGTAAGAAAGAAAGTCACCCCTTACGCCTACGAATACGGAACAGTTGGACCAAATGAGTCTTCCGACTAAAAAATATAAAGAGCTTTACGAGGATTGCCCCACGATCCCATCTAACACCTGCCCTCACATAGATAAAGCTCAACAACACTTAGAGGATCTCAGAGATCAAAACGAAGCACTTAGAGAAGTCGGAAAATACTGGAAAGAAGTTTCAATGAATCTTTTAAAAGAAAACTGCGACCTTAATAAGTATGTAAATAAACTAGAAGACGAATGAATATTAAAAAAAATAAACTAATAGAATTCGTAAACTTTGTTAACGAATGCTGTGCGGTTATGGATGACGACTACGTTGCCGAATGGATAAATAAACCGAACTCAGACTTGAACATGGAGGCTCCTTTAGATATACTAAACTCCGAAGGAGCAGAGAGGCCTCTTAGGCTCCTGTACTTTATCGACATTGGCGAAGCTGATTTATAATGCCTAAACAAAACGACCTAGATAAAACATACCTAGAAATGGCCAAGGTTTGGTCCCGACTTTCTAAAGCCGAAAGAAAAAAAGTCGGTTGCATAATCGTAAAAGACGGTCAAATTATTTCAGACGGATATAACGGAACTCCCGCTGGATATGATAATACCTGCGAAATAATCAACGAAGGGTTCTTGCCCCGAGCAGAAAATAAGCTTGAAACCAAACCAGAAGTCCTGCATGCTGAGTCTAACGCTTTGATGAAATTAGCGCGAAGCACCAACAGTAGCGATGGTTCCACGGTCTACTTAACTATGAGCCCCTGCTTTGACTGTAGTAAATTGATGATCCAAGCAGGAATCAAAAAACTTGTTTACGGTGAAAAATACAGAAACCAAGACGGGATAAAGTTCCTGCAAGAAAACGGAATAAAAACAGTTTATTATGGTTCCTAAAAAAGTAGAGAAAGAGTGGGGATACGAGCTTTGGCTCGCTAATAACGAAAAAGAAAACTACTGCGGTAAAATTCTTTACATCAATCCGGGACACGCTGGATCAATGCACTTTCACTCCAAGAAACATGAGACCTTTTATATTCTAGAAGGAACTCTCAAAGTAGACGTGCTTAATCCGGAGAATGCCGAGAAAACAACGCACCTGCTCGAAGAAGGGGAAACTTTTGTACTAGATCGCTTGACACCGCATCAACTTTTTGCTACAGATAAGCCCGTAAAATTTATTGAAATTAGTACGTTTCACGATGACGCAGATAGCTACAGGGTCTGGCGCTAAAATCAATCACGGCTCAAGAGAATATTGGCTCTCTTACGCCGAAGACATTGTCAATAGAACTAAAATTAACCAGCCTTGGTTTTCTGAGATAAGATGTGCCGAGATAGGAATTGGCTCAGCGGTAGAAGAGGGGGTTCCTAAAGCCTTGGAACTTAGTAATTTACTGCAGCAAAAGAAAACAAAAAACGACTACAAAATACATTTAGACAAATGACAAA